TGCCAGAAAAATACTTTTCTTTTTGGCCGTGGCGGTACGTCCAAAACTTACCAGCGTAGAGCTGATTAAGTGACGGAGGTTTCGGTATTGATATTTCAATTTCATTATAATCAATTGTCATTATCCAAATATACTAGAAGGCATCTGAATAATTGCCAGATTCAAAGTCTAACTTTTTAACAATTGGTTTTAGTATTGAATTGAATAATGGTTTGCTGGTAAACTTGTTTACAAAACCTGTGTTAGTGTGGTTCATTTCGAACAGCACAGGATAGTCTAAACTCGTTGGCTCTCCTCCAGATTCTACCTCTCGAACTTTGCGAACGTGCAACTCAACAGTTCTCCGGATGCTATGATCTGGCGCCTGAATTTTTCTGTGGAATGTCAAGAAGTTATCACTCTTATTAACAAACTTTCCACCACCTTCAGTGTCTTCAGCATACGGAGCCTGAGGTAAACCATCCTCTCCTTTTCGACGTTGAGCCTCTGTGATGGCGTGTGTCGATAGCCACAAAGCCATATTGTGTGACTGTGTGAACGTTAGGAATTCAGATGCTGCCTCGTAGTGGTAGTCGTGCGTAGACAATGCAGTACCTGTGGACATCTGAATCTTCAAGCTATTGTACGGGTCAATAAAGTATCCATCGTAGTTTCCTTGGCGCACAAGCTTCTCAGCAAAGACCATTAGGTCTGTGTATGAGTAGATGTTCTTGTTGCTAATGATGGTGAAGTGCTCGTTGACCCACTGGTATGCCTGCTTAAGTTGGCTGGAGTTCATATCCTTCACCTGCATATCAGTAGCAAACTGGATGAGCTTCATCTTAACAGCCGCCGTGCGGTTCTCAGCGGAGTAAATAATCCACCGCCAGTTATGACGTATTGCTGACGCAGTAATCATATACAGGGCAAACGTAGACTTACCGATGTTTGAAATACCGTTGATGATGGTGAAGTCTCGCTTGAACAAGAAGTGTTTATCCAAAGCTTCACATCCGGTAGACAGGCCAAGGATAAGCTTGCCGTCGATGTAGTCCTGAATCCAACGATAGTCCTCGTCGTCAGAAGAGATGAACGACATATCGCCGTCGTTGATCATCATCTCAAGCTTGACGGAGTTCTCGTTTTCTAATACTTCGCGGATGGGCATTGTCTTGCCCTTCTCGATTCCGTCACGTATAGTATTCCGAGCAGTAACGATTGAGTCGACATCTCGCTTGAGGATCTCTCGCTCGAGAACGTGGAAGGCTTCTTCTTCCTCCATACGTCCAACAGCAATATATCCACCACAAAGGATAGCTGCCTTCAGAAGTGTTGCGTGCTTCTCTCCGTCTTCTGCGCGTCGCACCATAGATGATACGATGGCGAGCTTGTTGTAGTCAGTGTATTGTCCTTTCTGCTCAGCTTTTTGGGCGATTGCTTTTTCAGAAAGCATCTGCCCAAAAACTTTAGAGTCTTCGTTAAGTACAAGCTCTGGGTCGTAGCTGTCAAAGCAAGCTCGAGATTCGTTGATTCCAGAAGGATCTACCTCGAGACCATACTCGGTATCGAAGTACGACTGAAGTGCCCGGAAATGGTCTCTATGGAGGCTAGGATTGGACACACGGACCAATGCTTTGAGTCCTTCTCCTGATGGAGATATCCAGCAGGCAAAGACGTATGGGTCTGTTGATAGTACGTTCTTGCTGCCCTCAACATCAATGTGGTCGAAGTCGAGTACAATTAGACCAGAGTGGTCAGTTATTGCGTCGTCACGACGCGTCTCAAACTTACCCGCCCATAGGATCACCGGAAGCTTTTTCTTCGCTTCTTTCTGGCCTGATCTTACTTGCTGTACCAGCGGTAGGTGTTTCCCACCAGTCGAGATTCTTGACAAAGCGGACTTCACTGTTATATAACTGGGAGTGTCCGTTTGTGTTACGCTCGGAAAGATTGTTACTTGTTGGTTGGTTACGCTCATTTTCAATTGCAATTTTAAGTAGGATAAGGTATCCAATGAGGTCTTGGATGGTGTCTTCTGTGTCTCCAGTAATGCCGCGGTTCTTGATGCGCATCAGCTTATCGTCGATACGGCAGGCTAGATTCTCAACAGCAGAACCTTTGGCAAAGATATTGGCGGGCTTGAGCGCTGAGTCTCCGTATGCTGCATTCTTTTCAAGCAAGAGATCACGAACTCCGTTTGCAATCTCTCTGATTTTATCTGCTGATGTCATTCCTTTACGAATACTCCGTCAACCATACGACCCTTACGATCCTTGATCTCGTTGTATGCCAACTGCAAACAGTCGTGTGCACTGAGTCCTGACTGCGATGCCAAGATGATCAATGTTACGATAGAGTCACCGATACCATCGGCAAGCTCGGATTTCTTTCCGCGGGCAAGTGCCGCCATAGTCTCTCCGACTTCTTCCATTACCTTAAGCGCTTGGCGGTTGCGGTACTCTGGCTCGAGCAGGTTACGCTCGCGTGCCCAGTCCTCTACTGCGAGGAACAGTTCTCCTGTTGTCATTTGTTTTTAGTTATTAGTTGGACGATATCCGATGTTGTACAATGTTTCTGTGTCAGCAGACAGGAGCATATCAACGCCGTTCTTAACTGCGTTGTATGCTTCCTCTACGTCGTTGTCTGTCTTCATAGTTTTGTAGATGCCATTTAGCTGTAACTCAAGATCCTTTACAAGATTGTTGACTGATCGTTTGATGTTGTGACGATAAATTGGCGTCGTCTGTAGCTCATCAAGCATTTCAAGGTGAACCTGCATAACAATCAACAGCTTAACCAGCTTAAGCTCTGTGGTTGACACTGTCAATTAAACTTAATGCCGCAAGGTAGCCAGACCAGTACTTCTCTTCAGGTTCGTTACGGTTGTACTTGCAGACGTTGCGAAAGTACTGCGCCTTTTTGTATTGTTCAGCAATCAGTCGTGGATTTTTCATAAATCAGTTTGTTTTTTGTTGGCTAAACATTCGTGGCACCACAATTCCCAGTTCTCTCCGGACTCTATGTTGAACATAAGATCATCCCAAGACTTGCTCTCCTTGCCGCACTTAGAGCAGTCAGGAGCTGGACCAAAGTCGTCGTCGATGTTCTTGTAGAACTCGTTGAATGCCTCGAGGTTGTCTCCTTCGTTGCCGTTCATATTGTAGAAGTCAATGTAGTACGGACCGAGGTCTACCACGATTGACCACATACCTCTGGTGTAGTTGATGAATGACACACCAAGTCCCCACTGTGAGTAGTACTTTCCTGTTTTAATTTCCATTGTCAGATTTTGTTTGGTTATTCGGATATTCTCCGAGTTGAGGTTCATTTTTTGACAACTCTACGATAAAGTCAGCGACCTTCTCGCACTGCTGTTTGTTTAGGAAATAGCTGTTAGAGTGAAACGCACGACGAATCTTATCGTATACCAACTTCTTTGCAACGTCCCATTGTTCTTCTTCTGTTCTCATTTGTACTTACGGATTACTTCAAATGTTCTCTTGATGTCTTCGTCAAGGATTGGCTTCTTGTCATATACTGGTAGCCAAGCGATGACATATCCCCAGTCGGAAGACCAGTCTATGCGGTCTATTTTGTTACCATTGACGCTACGTAGGTATATCCAAGGGACGTTACCCATCAGCTCAAGCTCAATACCAATACGCTTCATACGATTAATGAAGATGTCAACCTCGTTCATTTCTCGTTGGTTTTAAGCATTTCGTTTAATTCAAGCATCAATTCAAATGTGTCAATGAGTTCATCAGTTGGTTCATCCTCCCGATGTATTAAACTTTGAGACATTCCTATTTCTATAATTTCAAGTATCCTTTTCATTTCTCGTTGGTGTTAAAGGTTTTTAATCTCTTGTTTTACTTCTTCCCAATAGATGTAAAATGAGTCTGACAAATCACTACCAACCATTGCGCCAAGACTCAACATCTCATCCGTTGCAATCAATGCGAATTGCTTAGCGTGTTCATATCGCATAAATAGCATTTTGACAGATAGCATTTCGCTTACCAACTCTTGTGCTTTTTCTTTTGGTGTCATTGCTCGTTGGTGTTAAAGGTTTCGTTGTAGTATTGTTCAAATGATTCCCATTTTCTTCTGTCACCTTCGCAATTCCAAACTGCACATTCAACGGAAATGACTCTTGATTCAGCAAATGTTTTTAACATCTGCTCCTTCTCCATTTCTTTGGCTTGCTCCCAGCAATTCATATTATGCTCAAATTCTTCTTCTGAAATAGGGTCCCAGATTAGCACATTCTCAAGCCACCTTACTGCTGTCTGTTTCATTTCTCGTTGGTGTTAAAGGTTTTGTTGTAGTAATCATCGTTAAAATAAAAACCATTATCTCCATCTGAATAACCGACAACATACACATCTTCAATCATATTCTTCTCTTTCTCAAGCATTGATTTTGCCTCTTTTATTGCTGCTTCTAGACCGTGATGGATTCCTTGTTCTATAAAAAGCTTGTTAGGATTTGTACGCTGTAAATACTCCAACTTATCAATCAACTCTTGCACTGGTGTTTTCATTTCTCTTTGGTGTTAGAAGGTTTTTTGAGGTGTTGCTCATACATATTTACTGTATCTGCCTGCCCCGTAGCATACCAATCAATCATCTGCTCCTTCTCTTTCTCAAGTAGTGACTCTGCCCATCTTTTGATTGTTTCAATAGAACAGAACTCTGTTGGCTTTACATTGTTGAGTTTATCAATCAACTCTTGCATTGGTGTTTTCATTTCTCGTTGGTGTGATTAACTATAGCCTTTACCATTCCACGAACGAATCCAATACCAAAACTAATTGGCGCAGGAGAGAATACCCAAAACCAAGACCAATCAATAACGGAGGTCAGTTTGAGCGTGATAAACAATGCTGTCAATAGGATTACAAATAAGTTGTTTTTCATTTCTATCTTTATTTATTTTCCACCACTTAACCGCAGGCGGATACTCGGTTTTCATTTCTCGTTTGTTTTGTATTCTTCATCAGTTGCTTGGTCAAATGAAAATGGTCTATTGCATTTGCCGCACAGCATATATTCCCCATCTTCTGAAAAAGTTATTACAAACTCACCTTCTTGAATGTATTCTTTGCAAGATTTACAATCACAAGCGTTTCTGGTCTTACAATATGGACATATAAAGGCTCCTTTCATTTCTCGTTGGTTTTAATTTTTGATTTAATGTGTTCGTCAAAGTCTGAATACTTCAGCCCCCACATTACACTGAACCACATCATCTCCTTCTCTGCGTACGCTGCACGCAACTTAAGTTCTCGCATAAGGTACTGCTTGCCCCACTCCTCAAGTTCATCGCCCTGAGCAACAGTCATAGTGTACTTCTGCCACCACTCGTCTACGCCTACGATGTCGTCGTAGGTTACGTCGTGTCCAGCAATCTCAAACATCTTATTGACGATGTCAACGATTGCCTTCTCTTTCTTTTGTTCTCTTGTTAGTCGTTTCATTCTTCAGTGTTGAAATAGTTAGACCTATGACACTCTTCACATAGACGCTTGTTCTGCATAACGAGTCCGAGTTTTGGCGTATGCATCGTATCCTTTTGGCAGTGTAAGCAGAACTGCTTGCCTCTCTTGTGAATTGCGTCTTGTTTCATAGCGCTTTCCTCTTGCGTGGTGCTCTCTTATTATACTTCAACTTGTTGACTTGACAATCAGCACTGAAGTATTTGTTGGCCCAAGTTCTTAGAAATTCTTCGTTGCTAAGACACTCTGTAATAAATTCCTCCTTAGTGTCTGGGATTGCTCCTTTAAATTCATTGGTTTTACTAATGTAAAATGTAGCAAAATCATCCATAGTTTTACTAGCGAAGAAGCAAAGCCTTGCTATTGTTTCTAATGTTGTCTTCATACCGCCCCGCCTGATAAGATAAACAGTACCTCTTGAGACATTTAGTAAAGAAGCTATCTCTTCATCAGATAGGCTATATTGTACTTTTACCTTCTTGTATATCTCGCCCACGTTTAGCAATGAACGATAAGTCTTGGCAATGTCATCGCACGAAAGGATTGAAGGCTCAACTATAGACTCGTATACGTTGTCGCCTCCATTGAACAATTCACCGTGAAGGTCTGAGTAGTATGCTATCCAATATGATTCTCTTGTTGATAGGTTTTCAAGCTCTATGTCTCTTTCAATCACGTCAACGTGAGGATGAAAACCAATAAGACTCAGCTCGTCAACCCAATTGTTAACGAACACATTGTGGGACTTTACTAGGTGGCTAAGCGGACGGCCAACACCGACTGTTGTCTTACCTATGTATCTATAAACATCATTGCGTGGGTCACGCAGGCCGTATATTAAGTTCTCTTTCATTACACAAATATACAACATATTACACATTATCCTCAATCAATATCTCCCAATAGTCGTCGTGGTCAACGAATCCTGATGCGATTCCATCAAGTCCATACAGCGACATCTTTGTGCCGACAGGTATGAATGGTCCTCCGCTTGGGTCAACGAATATGATGTTGTCATCGTTGTCCCATCCGAATCGTGTGTACTTGAAGTTCCCCTTCCAGTCAACATTCCCGTTCTCGTTTTTCTCAAACGTGAACTCGTCTCCGTATCGGTTGGTGTACTTACTCATCTTATTTCTTGTCTAGCCATCGACGATACATACTTGCGGCTACTGCGATACGCTGTGGGTAGAATGGATAGTCGGACTTGATGCGAGCCATTGCGATTCGTACGAACGACTCACGCGTTTCCTTATCGTTATTTTTCATCAGTTAAAATGCTTTGCGTTTAGGATATAGTGCGCCCCGATTGCGCTTGTATACGACCGTTTCGTCGTCTTGAGTCGTTAGGTAGGCGGGAGGGGGGCCCTTAAAGCCCCCGCACCGCCATCTATTGTTTGCGTTATCGGCTTCTCCGATGAGGCGAAGTTAGCGCTCACCGATGACATAATCAATGGTTACTAAAGTCCTGTTGGTAACTCACTGCGTAGTCGCAAATACGGCTTGTCAAGTAACTGATTCAGAAGATGTTCTTTCTCAGCGTCAAGGTATTCGCAACGTTCGTTTGCCTTGTCTAACTGCTCACGTAGCGTAGTCATTTCCTTCTCCATCGCCTGAATGCGGTGCTGTAGGAATAGAATCATATCTTGGTTGTAGGTCATACGAATCGGATGTTACGGATTGGGGTGTTACGTTTTCTGCCGAACGAGTCGACAATTTCTGCACGTTGATTGCCGAGGCATCTCTTGTCAGTTTTGATTGACGTGAGTAGTGCGGGTGTCTCGAATCCCAACTTAGAGGTTACGAAGACATTGGTTGTTATGATAACTGATTTCATTGTTTGGTAGATTAAAAATTTTCGGTCTCGGATGCGCCCCGTGATAGTGGACGCTAAAAAAAATCGCGCAGGCCGTCGCGCTCGATGACCTCGCGAAGTTTCGCCTCGTAGCACACGTCCTCAGCATACCGAGCAAGTAGAGCATAGAACTGCTCCTCCGTCTTGCACTGCGATGCGTAGGTCGCACACCAAAAGGCATAATCAGTCACGCTGTCCTCCCAATGTGAGTAGGTCGCGTGTCCACGGCTCGTACCTGTCGCAACATTGATACGAACGCGTGCCTCCTTCATTCCGTAGAGGTTGTTGTTCTCTTGGAATATCGTCGACTTATATCCTCCGCTCTCGAGTTTAGCCTGAGCCAATGCGATGTGCGGGAATCGAATGTTTAACTGCTGAATCTTCTCAACGAGGCGTGCCTCAGTAAAGGCTCTCTCGGTTACGTTGATGTGCAGTATGTCCTCGTAGATTATTTCGTCTACGTTGCTGATTGTATTGACTGCGATGCCCAAGAGGGATGCCGCAACCACCGAAGCGGTCGCGACACCTCTCAAGGTAACCACAGGTCGGAACGTTAGGTCGTGCCTGTTAAACTTGTACAACATAGCCTACCAAATTCCGTCTTCGTCTAACGTGCCTCGTAGGTATTCGCTACGAAGTTCGTGCTGACTTGCGTTCCACTTGTACGACGGCTCGTCATCGAAGTCATCGAGGTAATCCGTGTACTTAGGTGCCTTAGGTATTGCAACCTTGCGCTCACTGTCCCAAAACGTGGGCTGTGATACCGCCTTGGCGGCCGCACCTGTCTTGTACACTTTCTTACTGCCCGCCCAAACGTAGTCGTTCACGCGTTTGTAAGAGTCGTTGCTGAACCAATTGCCGTCGGCATCGTAGTGACCTAGTTGGTCGTTGAGGATACGAACCTCTCCGCGCCAATCAAGGAACGCTACCTTGTTCGACTTGCCTAGAATCGTCAGAGCCATAGCGCGGATACCGGCGTGGTCGATGAAGTCAACGTTGTCGGGGTAGAACTTTGCTAGAATCTGAGCGAACTCACGGGTGTCGCTGACCTTGTGGTCACCTAGCCCCGAGATTACGCCGTTGTGAATCAGTGACACACGACCCTCGGTAACGCTGTGCGGATGGAGCATATCCTTTCCCTTGCCGTGCGTTGCGATGCGGAAGTGAATCAGGATTGGGGTGTCGGTGAGTTCACGTATGAACTCGTACTCCTCGAAGAAGTCCTCGAAGTTGTAACCCTCGTGGTAGGTCATTACCTTGCCGTTGTCGACATAGGCGATGCCTGCGCCGTGGTTGTTGTTATCCCAAGCATTCTTGAGTTGTTTCTTGGTGAGAAAAGAGTTCGGTTGGTTTACGATTGCGATACACATAACTGAAATAAATTATTGGTTGTTGCTGTAGTTAACGATGTATCCGAATGCGGATACGAGGAAGATTAGGATGCCCCCCACTAATAGAATCCCTGTGGACTCACTTGGGTGACCCTGACTGATTCGTGCCGTGGCTCCGATTACAATCATAGTTGCGGATGCGTACATACCGCCGCGAAAGAATTTTTTGTCGTCGTTCATAGTTCAAATACATTAAGTGAAACATTTCCTTTGCTATCAATCCAACCCGCCTCGATTAGTTTTCGAGCGGTGCGTCCGTATGAGCCTTGTAATGCCCAAGCCTGACCTGTCGCGATTAGGTCCGCGAACAGGAAGACAACCTGTTGGTCGTCTAGTTCTCCGTTCTCGTACTGAATGATTAGGTCTACCTGACTCATTTTACCTTCAGTATTTCGTAGTGTTCGGCTCCGATTGCGAAGTTCACTGCCTCGTCATAGGTGAGGAATAAAGCGACGCGGTCTTTGTACTCGCCTCCGTAGTAGGCGTAGACCTTGTAGAGCGTTGGTGCAGGTTTGAAGATTTCCTTAAACATTTTGATTGAATTGTAGATTAGACAAGAGCGCCGACACGATAACGACGGCTAAAGAAACTGCGACGGCTATGATTAGTGCCTCGCTTGCGTTGGTGTTAATTGAAAGTTCGTACATCTTATTGTAGTTTTTTTGTTTACTGAATAGTGAACCAATCCTCGTCCATATTGAACTCGTCGATTTGCGCTTGCGTTACGAACGCCTCGCAGTACCAAGAGCCTTCATCGTTGTCGAAGTTTACGTCTGCGGTTACGATTGTACCTAGTAGCGTCTCCCATTCGCGAACGAAGTCAGTCATATCTGAGTTGTCTCCGTCGAAGTATGTCCATACGCGGAGTAGGTCTTCTTGTTTTGTGTCTTCGGTTGAAGTTACCTCTACGTCTACGCCTGTGGGGTCGCAAAGGTTTTTGATAGTTTTTCGGCTGTAAGCCTTTTCGTATGCTATTTCCTTGGCCTTATCGTAGTCCTCCGCTTGGATAATAAAATCTTCGGAGTTGGTGATTGTAATGGTGAATTTGTAAGAGTTCATCTTGAAGTTTTTTTTATGGTTAAGACGCCTCGCGGCGTTTCGGCTACTCAAGCCATCGTCAGTTAACCTTGCTCGTTTATGTACTGCGTCAGCACCTCGTCCGCCGCATTTAAGTTCTCCTCGAGTTCGAGGGACTGCCGCTCGATTATATCGAACGCAATCAGTTTGTAGCGCTCGGTTTCGTCGGTGGCTTCGATGAACCTAGACACACTACTTAAGTAGTTCTCGTAGGCTCGCATCATTTGCTTGAGTTCGTGTTTCATCTTGTTTTGTGATAGTGGAAAGAAAGGCCGCGCCGTACCGCGACCTGTCGTTTTAACCACACCCTTGTACGGAGGGTACATTTTACGCTTGGCCGATAGCCTTGCGGATGGTGTGCGTTGAGAAGCGACCCTCAACCTCACGGCGTACGAACGAAGACACGCTTGAGTATGCGCGCTGTAGGCGCTCAATCGTGCGGTCGTAATCCTTAGCGTTCTTGAGGAAGTCAGTGGCTGACTGACCCTCGATGCATCCGCCGAATACGTAGGCCAAGGCTTGCTTGCGTGCAAGTTTCTCGGCGCTGTACTGCGTGCGAAGCAACTTGTTCAACTTTTTGTCGGTGAACATTGCGTCGGCAACCTCGGCGAACGTGGTGAACGTGCCTTTGTCGATGTGCTTGGCAATCCACTGCACCAACTTGATGCGGAACTGCAAGCCCTGAACGCTAGGCACTGCGCTGAAGATACGAATCTCGACAGCGCCGTTGCTCTTGCGGTGAATGGCACGGCGTGAACCGCGCTCGATTTCGTCCTTGCTCTGCACACCGCTGTAGCCGTTGTTGAGGCGACCCTCGTACAGGCTGAACAGCATCGGTACGAACGGCATCAGTTTCTCAACCAATTGGTCGGTCGACAGGCCGCGACGGCTGATGGTGATGTGACCACCGCAACGGCGTGAGTATGTCGAGTTCAGCATCCAATCGAGGCGGTCGAACTCGTCGAACAGCGACTTGGTGTTGAGCAGGTCGAGTACAGGTGACACGGCCTCGAAACCTGTGCGGCTATCGAGTGAGCCGTCACGCTCTACAATCCATCCGTTGCCGAGGTCGCAGTTAGCCCAAGCACAGCGGTTGCGTGCCTCTTGGTCTTCTTTCTCAACCTCGATGCCTACGAACCAATCAACGCTCTCGTCGTTGAGGATGTCCATAGTTCGCGCAGGGCCGTGGTAGCCTGACAGGTTGGGTGCGTCTCCGTGGCGACGACCGATTTCGGCGTTCTCGAAGATTGCGGTGCGACCGCCCCATTCACCAATAACCAACTCGCTGTCGCTACGACGGATTTGGTTGATGTACTCGTGGCGGTATTGGTCGTGCAGTCGTATCTCCTGAGCGGCGAAGTTTGCACCGAATAGTGGGTACTCTGAGGTGGGGTAATTGGAGGACGCACACAGGTCGGTGGTGTACAATTGGCCGTCGATAACAACGCAAACAAAGTCGGCGTTGCGCTCGTTCATAGGCACAGCCTCAAACGTAGCGTCGCTGAGTTCAAGGTGAGGGAAACCCTCGATGCGGTTCGGGTTGCGCTGTCCGTCGGCACGGCGGTAGTAAACGCCGGCTTCAGCGCGGAGCGCACCGATTGTGATAAACATTGACTCGTGACAGCGAAGCAATAAGTCGATTCCGTACTGCTCGTGGTTGAGCGCTTTTGGGAAGCGAGTGCGTTGCGTGGTTCCGTCGCTAGCGAGGTACTTGTACACGAAGTAATCGTTGTTGATTCCGAAGTAGAAGTCGAACTGCTCGTTGTAGTATGAGCGGTAGTATTCAATCTTGCGGCCTGATACGATGTTGGTGACTTTCATAACTGAAACGAATTAAGGGGTTTTGGTTAATAGAATTGGGTTAAAATTTGACTGCCGTAGGGACTCGAACCCTATGCCTTGCGGCACTCCAAGCGGCAGTAGTTTGCCTTGAACAGGTGAACATTTTTGGCGGCGTTGTTGCTCGCAACATCTACCGCATACGCTGTTAGTTCCTCCACGACTGCTATCCTTTGGCGGCGCTGTTTACGCACCGCATACGCTGTCTTTCGCTGTCGTTGTTCTCGGCTTGTTTTGACTTGATTTGCTTTGGTGTTCGTGCGGTGTTCATTGGCCTCATCCGAACTGCTCAAGACCTAAGCGCCGCGGCGCTCGGTCTAGTTAGGTTCGTGCTCGGTTTCTTACGGCCGCCATACTTGGCTTCGCTCGTCTCGTCTACCTGCCCTCGCTACTTTCGGTCGGAATGTGCTAGCCTACTTACGCTACTCACTTGGATTACATCGCCTACTCAATCAGACCTGACCTGCTACTCCGCTCCCTAACGCCCGACAGCCCGTAGGCCGCGGCCTACTGACTGAATCGTACAGGGTTCACAAGGTGGGTTTCCGATTTTTGGGAGGCGCTTTCGCTAGCATCTCTCCGCCTATCGTCACTTGGGACTTTCCTGCCTACCGCGCTCTGCTCTTGTCTCCGACTCTGAGTTCGCGTTTCGGTTGTTATTTCAATTCGTCGTGGTGGGGGGCCCGTTGGCCTTTCGACACCACAAACATACGGCGACTTTACAAATCTGCAAACTCTAACCCCAAAAAAGTTTGGACTCCCCGCTCGCCTATAAGGAATATATAGGGCTAACTGCTTGATAATCAGCGCACAAAAAAAAGTTTTAGTCGAGGTGAAATTTAGAATCGTTCTAAATAAAAGTACCTGATAATCAACGAGTTAGTAATCCGCTGAAAATCAGATAGTTACTAACTACCTAAAACTCAGCAAGTTACAACGTACTGAAATACAACTAGTTAACGTAACTCCTTGATAATCAGCACCATTTAAGAAATCGTATGCACGTATTTCAGCACCTAACAGCCTACAAGACAGCGACTTAACTGACGCCAATATGTACGGAATACGGCACAAAGCATACTTTTTTCGTTTAATAAATAGCCTACATAAAATCTAGGGGTTTTCTTATTAGTAAACCACAGGAAACCCCGTCTACTATAGTATACTAAATAGCATACGAATAAGAGTACACAATTATGCGTACCTAACGTACCAAGATTGGCGTAATAAATAGGGGACGAATTATAGGGTAAAACGTAGGGGGGATTGATGCAGGTCTACGACCAAATCCACCACCGAAAAAAAGCACGGAATCGGTGACACGTTTTCGCCTAGTTTTCTGACAGCGAACGAACCGAATCGATATGGGAAAACAACCGAATAGCGACGCAAAGTAGGCATACTACTTACTCACCCACCCCAACAGGAAACGCTAAAAAGTTCGAACGTAACGCGCTGATAACGAGGGGGTTGGGTTCGGGATTACGTTTCGGGTTCGTGGTCGCAGCGGCTCTCTTGTATAATTCTCCCCACGGAGTATACAACTCATCACAAAAACAAATGGAGGCCCCGGAACCGTACACGGTAGGGAAAATAGCAGTTAAAATAGTAGAGAATGGGAGGAATGACTGCTTGGATTCGTCTAAGCACACGCCACCCGTGATACGCAGTCCGTTTATGTCTTGCGACCTATGTTTGCGCGGGCGAGTGACGCTGTTGGCTCTTCGCCCTTGCATCGCTACCGTATTTCCGACTAACGGTCGTTCACGTGCACTGTTTGTATGTATACGTGCTAGTGCACTTGCTGGCAAAGTTACGGCAAAAAAATGACATAATCAATAGTATGCGATACATAGTACCGGTAAGATATCGGAAACACATATAATAGTATCTTTGTGTCTACAACACAGATAGTTATGCAACTGACAGAGAACTTTACGCTCAAGGAGCTCACTGATAGCCCCACGGCAACTAAGCTTGGAATCAAGAACGACCCAGACGAGAAGCAGCTCGCTGCACTGCAACTGCTCGCCGAGAAGGTACTGCAACCCCTGCGTGAGGGAATCGGTAAGCCGATTAAGATTAACTCAGGACTCAGAGGCAACGCACTGAATAAGGCCATCGGTGGGTCCACCACGTCGCAGCACTGTAAGGGTGAGGCGGCTGACCTTAGCCTCAAGTCAGTGAAGAACGGGAATGCACTGCTTTTCCACTACATCAGAGAGAACCTCGTGTTCGACCAGATGATATGGGAGTTTGGTACCAAGGAGAATCCTGACTGGGTACACGTGAGCTACTCCGCCAAGGGCAACCGCAAGGAGATTCTCGAGGCGTACAAGCACCACGGTAAGACCGCATACAGACACTGGAAGCCGTGATAGCAGTCAAGAGACCAACTGATAACACAGGCGCTAAGCCTGAACCACGTCCTGACAACAGGCCGAAGTTGGTTAAATTTGATATGTCAAAAGTCATAAACAAAAAGAAACGTGAAAAACGAAAGAATCCTTAAGGCCGCAATTAAGGCCCGTATGAGCAAGGAGACTCCTAAGATGGAGAAGATGGAGAAGGGTATGGAGACCGATGCTATGTCTAAGATTGCATCTATGCTCTTCGGTAGTCAGATACAGACTCACATCTTCCACCTGCAGACCAAGTCATTCTCTGAGCATATGGCCCTCGGTACGTACTATGAAGAAATCGAGGAGCTGGTGGATGGACTGGTCGAATCATTCCAGGGATGCTACGGTGTTATACCCGCATACTCTATCCCAGCAGTTGATAGCTACTCTAGCAAAGCTCAACTGATTAAATACTTTATGGGATTGCACGAGGAGCTTGAGTCGGCACGTGAAGCTATCGACGATAGCTACCTGCAGAATCAGATTGATACAATCATTCAACTCATAGCCTCCACCAAGTACAAGATTGAATTCCTCGGATAATGAAAGCTCGTAGCCGTTCAGCAGAGTTCTACGCCAACAACCCGAAGGCTCGGGAGAAGAAGAAGGCGTACGATACGGAATACCACTCCACAGAGGAGCGGAGGAAGTACCGTGCGTTCCTAAATAAGAAGAATAGAGACGCCGGCACGTACGGTAACGGAGACGGTAAGGATTACGACCACGACGAGGCACGTATGATTATGGCACGTCGCAATAGAAGCAAGAAATGAAGAACGAAGCATTTAACGACTGGGTATTCCACTACAACCCATACGAGCAGGAGTGGAACGCCGTGGTACGTGAGCACTACAACGATTACTTCAACGGGAAGGAAATCCCACAGGGAAAGTTCCTGAAGTCGAGAGATATCAAGATTATCACCCACTACATCAACTGGAATGGCTAAGTCAGCGAAGAAGAGAGTGGCGAACACTCGTGGAGTGAAGAGAGTCAGTGCAAAGCGTGCGTTGACTGGTGTATCTAACCTTGAGATAGTAAATCGTCTATCCAATGAAGGCTAAGAGAAGGACTGACCTAAAGAGACCCAACGAGGTGATGGTAAGGGCACCGAAGGGATACCACTGGATGAGCAAAGGTGGACGTTACTACCTGATGGCGCACACCGGTGAGTTCGTACCGCACACCAACGCAGCGATGGAGATGCCGTTCAAGGTTATTCGGGAGCATTGATAGCCTCCTTACCCTCGAGCTTACGGTAAATCTTCTGCACGAGCAGCCTACCCTTCTGGGATAGCGCAAGCCTCGCACCGTAACCTATACCCTTATCGAGCATAAACAACTGCTTATCCTCCTCAGTGACGGACTGTCTGCTGATGTATACGTCAATCAGTCCCTTATTCATCAGGGGCTTCGTGTAGATTAGTCGCATCTTATTGTCCGATATCGGGGCGAAGTGCGTGCGTGCGTACACCAGAGTGAAGAACTCCAGGTCGTAGATGAACAGTAGGAACTGAAACTGAGACGGTGTGAGCTCATACTGCGTACATATGTCCACCTGCACGTGTCTTAGGTACTTCAGATAGTTGCGGAGTATGTTCTTGGCGGGTAAGATTGCGTACTCACGCATCCTACGCGTATTGGCTCCAGGTCTCATATTATATTGTTTCGTAAATTCGTAACAAATTTCATACAAAAATTCATAACAATGGGTCTATCTAAGGAAAACCAAGAGGAGATGTACAAGGAGTTCTCCGACCTCGTGTACGAGATGAACACCTTGATTATCAAATATGGCCTCGAGGAGACTGGATTTGTAGTAGCCGCCATAGGTAGCGTTGATTACGACCAACTTGATGAGGACGATGACCCCACGATGGATATCGCCTTCTCCGTCAATGTAGCTGACGAGGAGGAGTTAGATGAAGTCGTAGGGCTAATCATCTCTGGATATCAGCATCAGGAGCGTAACGACACCAGCAAGGTGGATTACTGGATTCGCAGAGCCGGAGGAGACCCCGACAAAGAGTAAAACAATGATTAGAAAGATTATCATCGGGCAAAACCCGAAGGATGCCTTGGCGTATGTCGTAGGCAACCCCGCCGGCAATGACGGAGTCATCGTGGCAATCGAGCTGGACGAGCGTACATTTATGAAGTACGGCCGTAAGGACTATACCATCTACATCCAGAACCAGGAGGGAACGTCCGCCTGGAAGGAAGTGGTGGGTATGCCCGTAGTAATTGAAAACGACTGTAAGTTCTAATGAGAGTTCTGCACGAGTTCATCGTAAGGATGCCCAAGAAGTTCAAGGACACCATTAAGTTCGGTGACACGGAGATATTCCTTGACTCAAGATTCGACGAGTTCGCCAACCGAATCAGCGAGGCGGAGATTGTTGCTACACCAGTTAAGTTCCCTACCGGGGCTAACGAGGGCGATACGCTATACTTCCACCACCACGTGGTGCTCGACAAGCGTGCTGAGATAGACAAGGAGCTATACCGCGTCAAGTTCGACCCTGAGGGAGGCTACGGCTCACAGGCGTACGCCTACAAGGGTACCGACGGAGAGGTTAAGGTGCTACCCGGATGGGTGTTCCTCATCCCAGAGTACGGCGAGGAGCCTAAGTCGGAGTCTGGACTGATTATCTCAACCAAGAAGGAGGTAAAGATGGAGGGCGTCGTCCGCTTCGATACCCCCGAGCTTACCGAGATGGGAGTCAAGGCCGGTGATAGGGTGGGCTTCAGCAAGGAATCTGACTATACGATGGAAGTGAACGGTGAGAAACTATGGAGAATGACACCTAACGACCTATTGTATGTCAAGGAGGAAGTCTGAATTTACCACGATTGACGCTGCACAGCGACTGATGGACTCTATGGAGGTAGCCATCAACAATATGATTGAGGAGATTAAGAAGCCCGTCGACCCCGAAATCAACGGTTCGGCACGCAAGGCGGAGCTACAGTCCATCAAACAGACGGCCGTGGATGCGCGTGAACTGTTGCAAGAAAGACAACGTCTGGAGGATATGATTAAGAATCTGTCCGAGAGCGGTAGTATGGGCGAGCAGTCGGACTTCTCCGGTGGTTTCGCTGAGAAATTTAGACGATAATGGCTGGACTGAAGAAGATAGACGGATACAAGGACTTCGTTGTAAACATCTGCCCAAACGGGACGGAAGGCGAGGTCATTGAGCTATCCGATGTCTTCATTCAGTTACCTAAGGTCCCAGCTAAGAAGGATATACTATTCCACGACAAGCCGAAAGCTGAGCAGTTCTGGAAGAGATTACCAGTGCCTCAAGACCTCCTGCGTGTGCGCTCTATGGATGAGTGGCTGGAGCAACCGAAAGAGTTCCGCGCTAAGTATTCACAGTACATCGAGCAGGAGTTCTCCCGCAGACGCGATGGTATATGGTTCTACAATAACGGTGTGCCAACATACATCACCGGCCACCACTATATGCTACTGCAATGGAGCCAGATGGATATCGGATATGCGAGCTATCTAGACTTCCAGCGTAAGCTATACATCCACTTCGAGGCCTGCAAGCAGGACCCACGCTGCGTAGGACAGATATATACCAAGTGTCGACGCTCTGGATACACAAATATCTGTGGTGCGGCACTGGCCGACGAGGGCACTCAGGTGTCTAACAAGGTACTGGGCATTATGTCCAAGACCGGTAAGGACGCACAGGAGAACATCTTTATGAAGAAGCTCCTACCGATGTTCCGTAGCTATCCGTTCTTCTTCAAGCCGATACAGGATGGTACCACAAACCCACGTGTCGAGCTGGCGTTCCGTGAGCCTGCAAAGAGAATCACAAAGACTAACAAAGTTAGCGGACAGACGGAGGCTTTAGATACGGTGGTCAACTGGAAGAACTCAGTCGCCAACGCCTATGACGGTGAGAAGCTTCACTATCTGTACCTCGACGAGGCCGGTAAGTGGGAGAATCCGCTTGACATTAACGAGGTGTGGCGTATCCACAGAACGTGTCTACTGGTAGGTAAGAAGATTGTAGGTAAGGCTATGGTCGGGTCAACTGTTAACCCGCTCGATAAGGGGGGCGCAAATTACAAGAAATTGTATTACGACTCAGACCCCACCAAGCGTAACGAGAACGGACGGACGAAGTCTGGACTGTACAAGATATTTATACCAGCATACGAGGCCCTGGAAGGATTCTTTGATATCTACGGACTACCCATAATGGATGACCCTGAGGAGCCTACGCTAACTATGGATGGTGACATCATCAGCATCGGAGCGAAGACTTATCTATCGAACGAGCGCAAGGCACTGATGCACGACCCGTACGAACTAAACGAGGTGATACGTCAGTTCCCTTGGAGTGAGGAGGAAGCGTTCCGCGACTCAACGAAGTCATCGCACTTCAACGTCGGTAAGATATACGAGCAGTTGCAGCACAACAGAGAGATGTATCCGAGCCCAATCATCAAGGGAAACTTTGTGTGGAAGGACGGCAAACAAGACAGCGAGGTGCTTTGGGTGCCTGACGCTAACGGACGCTGGTTAGTATCGTGGCTGCCGCCCGATGATATTCGAAATAAACGAAAGCAAGAATTCGGTAAGGTATACCCAGCCAATGACTTCCTTGGTACAGGCGGTGTCGACTCCTATGACCTTGATAATACGATGGACGGTAGGGGCTCTAAGGGTGCGTGCCACCTTTACAACAAGTTCAATATGAGCTATCCGAGCAATATGTTCGTGGCTGAGTACGCCAACCGTCCACCGCTCGCTAGGATATTCTACGAGGACGTGCTGATGGCCGCCGTGTTCTACGGATATCCGCTGCTCATAGAGAACAACAAGTACGGGATAGTGCGTTACTTTGAGTCTAGGGGCTACGATGGGTACATTATGGACAGACCCGAGCACCTAAGACCTCCGGGCTCTAGCTCCAACGTTAAGACCAAGGGTATACCTTCAAACTCTCAGGATGTGATACAGGCGCACGCACAGGCCATCGAGGCATACGTGCACGAACACGTTGGTATGCACGCTGAGACCGGTAATTACGGTAGGATGTACTTCGATAGAACTCTGGAGGATTGGATTGGATATAGGATAGACGACAGAACGAAGTTTGACTTGACCATCAGTTCAGGTCTCGCACTGCTCGCCGCACAGCGTGTAAAACAGGAGGCTAAGAAGGCTGATATGTCCAATAAAGTGTTCCTCAGGAGGTTCAAGGAGATAACTCGCTAACCCACAATGTATTATTGGGTATATTTGCACATAAACTGGGGATAAAGAATAGGTATGGATAGTAAGTACAACAAGCAGGGCAACTTCCCTGACCCTCTAGCTTCACCTGATGCGAAGGCTTCAAAGTCCTACGGGATGAAGTACGCGAAGGCTATTGAGTCGCAGTGGGGTCACACTGACGACCACGGAAGTATATTCCGCAAGCGACTCGACGAGTTTGAGCGCTACCGTGACTACGCGAACGGAACTCAGGACACTAAGATTTACAAGCAGATACTTAACTCGCTTGACCCCAACAATGGCGACGGTTCACTGCTCAACATCGACTGGTCACCTGTACCCATCATCCCCAAGTTCGTTAAGATTGTCGTCAACAAGATTCTATCCAAGAACCCATACCCCAACGTTGAGGCAATCGACCCGCTGAGTATCACAGAGAAGGAGCGCAAGAAGGCAGAACTTAAGTTCAACGTTGAGAACAAGGATATGCTCCAGCAGGCTAAAATGGCAGGTCTCGAGGTCGGCGCTGATATTGAGAAGATTCCCGACACCCCAGAGGAGGCCGAGATTTTCCTTGAGTCTAACATTAAGACCAACGCTGAGATTGCAGCACAGATTGCCGCGAACCTCACGCTTGAGTGGAACGAATACAACCACACCGTACACCGCCGTGCCGTAACGGACCTCGTGAGTGTAGGTATGGGCGTTACTAAAAATGACTATGACCCCAACTATGGACTAGTTACAAAGTACGTAGACCCGGCATACTTCATTCACTCGTACACCGAGGACCCGCTGATGAACGACCTCACGTACGCAGGACACATCAAGCGTATCACCATCTCTGAGCTACGCCGCCTTGCTGGTGACGAGTTCACTGAGGAGGAGTACCGCCAGATGGCTACGAACGTGCAGAACAAGTACGCCAACGACCCCAACAAGCTGTCGCACTCTTACTACGATAGAAACCTTCAGCGCACCATCTTCGGTTACGACGAGTACATCGTTGAGGTTATGGACTTCGAGTTCCTGTCAGTTGATGATGTGTTCTACGAGTCTAAGGAGTCTCGCTTCGGTAACGTAGGATTCTACTACAAGGGTATGGTATATCAGCCGCCCAAGGAGTCCGTATTCGACCGCAAGCCCATCCGTATGTCATTCGTTACACTCTACGGAGGTAGCTACATTGTAGGTACGAATAAGATTTACGGCTACGGTATGAAGAACAACCAGCCGAGAAACATCCACGACATCACCAGAACACGCCTTTCGTACAGCGCAGTGGCTGTGAATATGCGTCGGATGATTCCTAAGTCGATGGTTAGTGGTATCGTAGGCTTCGCAGACCAACTGCAAATCACTCACCTGAAGATTCAGCAGTCCATCGCAAAGGCTAAGCCTGACGGACTCATCATTGACATCGAGGGATTGGAGAACGTGCAGCTCGGACAGGGTGGAGAGCTTCAGCCTCTGGAGATTCAGGACATCTACGAGCAGACCGGTATCTTCTACTACCGCTCTAAGAACCCCGAGGGAGGATTCCAGAACCCGCCGATTCGTGAGATTGGTAACGCCATCCGCAACATCGAGGCGTACGTAAATACGTACAATCACTACCTGCGTATGATTCGCGACGCTACGGGAATCAACGAGGTCGTTGACGCATCAACGCCTAAGGGTGACGCTCTGGTAGGTGTACGTCAGCAGGCCATCGAGGCTTCTAACAACGCAACGTACGATATCACTCACGCATCTATGATGCTCTACAAGAAGGTAGTCGAATACATCGTCAAGTGTGTGCAGATTATGCCTCCACAGTCGGTAATCTACCGCGTGTACGAGAACGCTATCGGTAAGTCCAATATGGACGTGCTGGCATCGTTCAAGGACCTACCTATGTACAACTTCGGTGTGCGTGTGGTTCCTGAGATGTCGGACACCGACAAGGCATACTTGGAGGCTAACATTCAGCAGTCCATCGCTCAAGGAGAGATTGACCTCGAGGATGCTATGGCAATCCGCCGCCTTAAGGACGTAGACCAAGCCGAGCAGCTGCTTATAGTACGCCGTAAGAAGCGTATCAAGATGAAGCAGGACATCGCAGCCCAGAACAGTCAGATGCAGGCCCAGATGAACCAGCAGACGGCTCAGGCTAGCGCACAGGCTGAGGCTCAGACGGAAGAGGTTAAGGCTCAGCTCGAATTGCAGAGACTACAGGCCGAGGCTCAGATTAAGATGCAACTACTCGAGAGAGAGTATCAGTTGAAGATTGAGCTAGCAAAGGCTGAGGCTGAGGCACGTATGGTCGTGAATCAGGAGGATAGAGACTTCCGTATGGGCATCGAAAGCAAGCGCGAGCAGGCTAAGGATGAGCGCGTGAAGAAGCAGGCGGTCGAACAATCCAAGCTAATCTCTCAGAGAAAGGGAGAGCGAGGCGAGCTTACCGACGAGGAGAATGACCTCCTGACGCAAATTCTTGGCAATCAATAAGTTGGTATATTTGCACTATGGCATCCCAGATTAACCTAGATACCGCACAGAGAGTAGACATCACCTGCCGAAAGGGTGATTCATTTCGCCTTGAAATAACTTTCAGGGACACAAACAATGAGTCAATGGACCTTACAGGTTATGAATGGAAGCTGGATGTAAGAGAGACAGATACGTCATCACAGGCCATAATTGAAGACACTGAGTTTTCCTACGATGGAAATTCTTCTGGCTTGTTAGTTGTCGAGGCAACCCCAAACACTATGGCTGCAATAGATGGAGGTATATACGTGTATGACCTTCAGAGCACTAACGCAGGTTCAGTCAAGACTTGGCTATACGGTATATTTAAAGTAAATGAGGACGTTACGTTATGAGTAACATAAGTATAAATAACGAAACGAGCTCTATACTTTTAGTAGCTAAGCCCGTAGCATCACTAACTGTAACTGGTGTTACAGGCGGTGGCGGCGACGCTTTCTACGAACATATCCAGCTCGACCCAGAGGCTGTATGGACAATAACACACAATCTCGGTAAAAAACCGGCTATAACAGTAGTTGACTCTGCTGATACTGTTGTAATCGGCGAGGTTGAATACATAGACAATAACTCTGTACAACTAACTTTTGCCGCTGCATTTAGCGGTAAGGCATACTTTAACTAAGAAACAATGGCTGTAAAATATCTATCTCAGATTTTAGCAACCGCTGGAATTGACCTCCAGCAGAAGCAACTTAGCAACGCGCGGATTCAGAACCTTGCTGTTGCCCCGGCATCGCCCGTAGCAGGTCAAATCTACTACGACACGGCATCATCTACGATGTATTTCTACAACGGAAGTGCGTGGGTTGATATGTCCGGAGACATCCAGTCTGTAATCGCTGGTGCCGGTCTAACCGGTGGCGGTTCTTCTGGCGCTGTAACCCTTAACGTTGGAGCTGGAACTGGTATCCAAGTAAACGCAGACAGCATTGAGCTTGACCACCTCGGTCTTGAAAGCTTGACTGACCCGAATGCAGACCGCATCTTCTTCTGGGACGATTCGGCTAGCTCTTCGGCTTGGTTGACTGTAGACTCTGCTACGGGTGTACGCATCAACGGAACCACGCTTGACCTTAACGCAATCCCTAATTCCTCACTCACCAACAACAGCATTCAGATTATAGCTGGAGATGGTTTGACTGGCGGTGGCTCTCCTCAGCTCGGCGGAAACACGACTCTTAATGTCGCAGCTACCGCTAACAGTGGTATTACTGTTGGAGCTAACGCAATTGAGCTCGCCAACTACGCTGCTCTTGTTGCTGACACGGTGCTCAAGTGGGACGGTACGCAGCTCAAGAATACGACCATCACTGATGATGGTACTACGGTAACCATCGGTGGTAACCTCACCGTAACTGGAACTATTACCTATGTAAACTCTAACACGGTTGAGATTGGTGACAACATCATCTTGTTGAACCGTGACGAGACTGGAACTCCTTCGCAGAACGCAGGCTTTGAGGTTGAGCGTGGTACTTCCGCCAACGTATCGTTCATATGGAACGAGGCTAGCGACTACTTCTCTACTGTAGACCAAGCATTCCATATCGGTAGCATTGCTGACCTTGCTATCTCTGACAGCTCCACTGTACTTTTCAGTGATGGAGGTGTAGTTAAGAAGCAAGTAGCGTCTGACCTAATCGACCTCTTGGTTGTCGCTACCGAGACTGGCTCTGCTAGTCCTGCATCTGGAGGGCTGTCAATCTTGGCAGGAGAGGGCATCAATACCTCTGGTGTTGGCTCTAATATCACCATCAGCGGTGAGGACGCTACGGAGTCTAACAAGGGTATCGTTGAGCTCGCTACGAGCGCTGAGACGGTAACTGGCACATCTACGACTCTTGCGGTTCACCCCGCCGGTGTTAAGGCCGCAATTGACGCATCTCTTGCTACAACTGGCTTCGCAGCTAGTGTGGGTGACGCCACCAACACTGTCTACGCAGTGACTCACAACCTCGGAACAAGAGACGTTGTGGTTCAGGTATACGATAACGCAACTTACGAAACCGTATTTGTTGACACTGTAAGAACCAGCACCAACGTGGTAACACTTACGTTTGCTGTAGCTCCTACGCTCAACGCATACCGTGTTGTGATTCAGAAAATACTTTAAGTGTTAATGTCTAATGACGAAAGGGTTGGCTTAACGGCTGACCCTTTTTCTTTTTGTATTTTTGTGTAAAATAGCGCAGAATGGCAATCAAGTATTTAAGTAGCGTAGACCTCCTCGTTACGTCTTCTATTTTGAAGACCGACGCAAATGGTGTAATCGTAGCAGCTGTAGCAGGAACCGACTACCTATCGAGCATCAACTCGTCTATGATTACGACCGCATTGGGATACACTCCGGTGCCCACGACGAGAACGCTCACGATTAACGGCACCACGTACGACCTGAGTGCTAACAGAAGCTGGACCGTATCAACTGTTGAGACAGACACGTTAGCCACCGTTACTACGAGAGGCAACGTAACCACTAACACTATTGACGTTGGTGGCGTTAAGTCAGATTACGTTACTCTTGATACTGCCGCTACGCCTACGCCTGTTACTGGTATGTTCTCTTGGAACACCGCCGAAGATACGGCAAACCTTCAGCTGGCAAGCGGAGCATCACTTCAGCTTGGTCAAGAGCAACACTGGTACGTAAAGAACTCTACTGGTTCTACCATTACCAACGGAACGGTTGTTATGGCTGTTGGTACAGATGGAAACTCTGGGCATATCCTAGTTGCACCTATGATTGCCGATGGCTCCGTAGAAGAGAGATACATTTTAGGTATTGCTACTACAGCTATCACAAACGGAAGCTTTGGCCACGTAACTTCTTTCGGTAAGGTAAGAGGCCTGAATACAACTTCATTCTCCGATGGAGCTGTTTTGTACTGTGACCCAGCGGCACCTGGAGGTCTAACGGAAACGCAACCTGCAGCTCCTAATCTAAACATACCTATTGCATTTGTTGTATCAAGTGCAGTTAATGGAACTCTCGCAGTTCGTGTTAACCCTGGTTATCACTTGGGTGAGCTCCACGATGTTTATCAGTCATCTGCGACTACAGGACAACTCCTTCGATATAATAGCAACAGATGGGAGAACTGGACTCCTAACTATTTAACGAGCATCAACTCGTCTATGGTGACCACGGCGTTGGGATATACTCCTGTAACCAACGCAAGAACGTTGACCATAAACGGAACGGCATTTGACCTCAGTGCGAACAGAAGCTGGACTATATCAACTATTACTGGCAACGCAGGTAGCGCAACTGTTTTACAGACCGCTAGAACGCTTACTATTGGAGCTACTGGTAAAACCTTCAATGGCTCTGCTAACGTAAGCTGGTCTTTGGCTGAAATTGGCGCACTTGGAGCAACAGCGAAGGCTGCGGATTCAAACTTATTAGATGGTCTTGATAGCTCATCATTTTTACGTAGCGATGCTGCAGATACAGCTACTGGCGAAATACTATTTGATGCTGGCTTTAAGAGTGACGCAATACTTTTAAATGGAGCTCAGAATTTTGATAATATATCAAGAAGCGGATTTTATAATTTATACAATACCAATACTGGCTCAACAAACTCACCTGGGTTTCCTTACGGAACAATGCTTGTCGTTGGAAGCAATAAAGATGGAGCCACTTTTGGATTTCAACTAGCCCACGAAAGACTAAATACCGCTGGAGGACTTAGGGTCAGAGGTATGAATGATAATGGCTCAGCTTGGAGCGCTTGGGCTACCGTTTGGACATCTCAGGATTTTGCAAATAACTCAGCTAACTGGAACACTGCCTACGGCTGGGGCAACCACGCCTCTGCTGGGTACGCTCCGCTTGCATCTCCTGCACTTACTGGGGTTCCTACCGCTCCCACTGCCACCGCAGGTACGAATACCACGCAAATCGCAACTACTGCGTTTGTACAGACCGCAGTATCTAATCTTATAGACTCTGCTCCTGCTACGCTAGACACGCTCAATGAACTTGCTGCTGCACTTGGTGACGACCCCAACTTTGCAAGCACAATATCTACAACTATTGGCGGTAAGGTCTCTAAGACTGGAGATACTATGACTGGTAACTTGAGCTTTGGTTCATCTACTCGTCAGATGATAAATCTATGGGCTACAGGTTATGGTATTGGTGTTCAGTCAAGCACTACATACTTTAGGAGTGACGGTAGATTTTCTTGGTTTAGGGGTGGAGTACATAGTGATTCTCAAAACAATGCAGGAACTGGCGGAACTGTAGCTATGACGCTTGATAGTTCAAGCAACCTTACTATTACTGGAACACTAACCGCATCAGGATACAATAAGTCTAACTGGGATACGGCATACGGCTGGGGTGACCACGCTGGCTTGTATTTAGGTGTATCTGATACTGCCGTAGACTCTAACAAGCTTGGAGGTCTTGCCGCATCATCTTACTACCTAGCAAGCAACCCTAGCGGATACATCACGTCTTCGTCTAACATTACGGGAACATCTGCTGGAGTTGTAAGAACAGTAACTGGAACTACGTCTGCTGAGCTTGTACGTGGTAATATGGGTGACAACGACCAAGCTAGAATCTTGGTTGGTGCTACAGCATCTAACGCTGGATACCTTGAGATAGCTACGGCTGACGATGGTACTGAGCCTATTCACGTCCGCCAATACACTGGCGTATTCTCAACCCTCCTTAGAACGGCTACGCTTCTTGATGGCTCTGGAAACACTTCATTCCCAGGCACTGTAACTGCGCCTACGTTTAGCGGAGCTCTTTCGGGAAATGCCACTACAGCTACTACGCTTGCCACGGCCAGAACTTTGACCATTGGCAACACTGGAAAGACTTTTAATGGTAGTGCCAACGTTAGCTGGTCTCTCGCAGAGATTGGGGCATACGCAGCAACTAACCCTAGTGGATTCACTAGCAACACTGGTACGGTAACATCTGTTGCTGGAACTGGAGGCTATGGTGGACTTACTCTTTCTGGAACAGTAACTACGTCTGGAAACATAACTCTTGGCGGAACTCCTACGGGTACTTGGCCTATTAGCGTTAGTGGTAACGCAGCTACGGCTACAAGCGCAACTTCAGCTACTACGGCAACATCTGCAACCACAGCTGGAAGTTCTCCTTTATTGTCGGCGCTTGATGATTATATATTTACGGCATCAACAAATGGTAGAAGTTTCTCTAGAGGAATCCAAACATCATTTGTTAGTGCATCTCAAGGATATCCTGAATACGGTTCAGTTGTAAGAATTGCAACATATAGTGGTTTAAACGACGGAGGAACTGCTGAACTCTATTTCCCGTACAGCCCAACATATGGTGGCTCTTCAATGCGCTATAGACTTGGAGTTTACAATAATGCTGGATGGACTGGATGGAAAACAGTAATAGACTCAGACAACATTGGAGCTCAGTCTGTATCATACGCAACTAGTGCTGGCTCAGCTACGACCGCAACTACGGCTACAACTACTACGGGTAATGCTGGTACGGCTACCACACTGCAAACAGCTAGAACTATCAACGGAACTTCTTTTAATGGTTCTGCTAACATCACTACAGCAAACTGGGGTACGGCTCGCACTCTTACGATTGGTAATACTGGCAAGTCTGTAAACGGTTCAGCTAACGTCTCTTGGAGCATTGCTGAAATCGGAGCTCTTGCTCTTACTGGTGGCGCACTTACTGGAAACACTTCTCTAAACACTGGCATCAGCTTACTATTTAGTGGTCTAGCAGACACCAACTGGAGAATTGGTAGAAACATCGTAACTGAATCTAGTAACAACCTTACTTCAAATACGCTTCAGTTTATTGCAGCTGCCGCAGCTGGTCAGGGATGGCAGTTCGTTGGCTCTACTGGTATTACTCGCTTTGAGCTTGATGCCTCTAATGGTAATGCTTGGTTTAACGGAGGAAACGTTTTACCAAATACAGATAGACTCCAAAGTCTTGGTGCTGAATCAAACCGTTGGGATATTATATACTGTCAGACTTTAGATTCTGCTGGTCTACACGAAAGCAACCTTGCTGATAAAGAAATATCAGAGCAGGAGACTGGAACCGTTATGTCTTGGCAAAATGGTAAGATGGTTCCGTGCAGTAAATTTGCTGACCATATGAGAATGGGTGTTGCAGTAAAAGGAAACAGCTCTCCGCTTGTACAGGGTGCTGAACCTGTTCTCTGCACTGGCGATGTTACTGAAGGTCAATATCTTGTAACATCAGAAACCATTGGACACGCAGTAGGCGTAGACAGAAGCTACGTGGTTGAACATCAGTTGTTTGACTGCGTAATTGGTAAGGCTCTAGAGAGTGGCTCTGGAGACAGCTTCATAGTAAAAACTTGGGTAAACATTTAATCATTAAGATATGGCATTTCGTATTAGCAGAGGTATCTGGCAGTTTCAAAAAGAAGACGGAACTTACGAGTCTAAGTATAAGATTGCTACGGACGGTCGTCTTGTGGAAACTGATGCGGCTGGTAACGAGGTAAGCACCTTTGGTGGAGCTGCATCTTGGGATTCTATTACTAGCAAGCCGTCTACGTTTACCCCGTCTGCTCACACGCACGATGACAGGTACTACACTGAAACCGAGATAAACACGCTACTTGCTGGTAAGCAGGCTGCGGGAAGCTATGCTGCCGCATCGCATACGCACGCTTGGACAACAATAACTGGAAGACCAACGGCGCTATCTTCATTTACAAATGACCTAGGTAACTACGGAAGCTGGATTACAGCATCACATCTAAATGATTACACAAACGGTGCATATCGTGTAATTGCTGATTATGGCTCAAGCACAACTTGGTATATACGTTCAAGTGGTCAATTTATTTGGGGCAATGGTCACGATTGGACTCAATCATTTAGATTAAGCCTTGGCACCGATGGTTCTGATAATGGAACTTGGGCATTTTTTGGTCAGCAAGATTCAAATGTTGCTAACGGAAGATATCGTGGCATTAGAGTAAGAAAATATGAATCAGGAGCTGCTAGAGATGGAGATTTGAGCGCAGGCGCATTTTACATCGGTGATACAAGGAAAGATGTAAACTGGGATACCGCTTATGGATGGGGAAATCACGCTAGTGCTGGATACCTTAAGAGTGTAACAAATATTAGCGGTAATGCAGCAACTGCTACTACAGCTACTAATTTAGGTGCTGATTATACAGCTGACGATTGGTTTAGAGCAACTGCCGATAATAATCCTGTTAAGTTTTACGGTAATACTTACCAGATTACCTGGAGAACAGACGGAGCTTCAGAAGCATATAGCGGAATAGGTGCATACCCTTTTGTGTGGACATACGGTGGCAGCTCTGCTAGCAACAGAAGAATGTTAATGGACACTTCAGGAAACTTGTGGACTAATACATATGGCTGGTTACACGATTACTTCCAGAGAGCGGGAAGCTATGCTGCTGCTTCGCACACACACACTATTGCCAACGTAACAGGTCTCCAATCAGCACTTGACGGCAAACAAGCTGCAGGCTCTTACGCTGCAGCTAGCCACACCCATACCATTGCCAACGTAACTGGATTGCAAGCAGCGCTAGACGGTAAGCAGGCCGCAGGTTCATACCTAACCACATCTGGTAAGGCTGCCGACTCTGAGCTTATTGACGGAATAGACTCTTCTAGAATTGTATATGGTGGCGGAGCAAGTAAGATAAGCAGTCATTCTAATGCTAATGATTGGAGAGATAGCGGTTTTTATGAAAATGATGGTGGTGGTTCTAACTGGCCATCTCAGACTTGGTATAACTCAATCAACGTAAGACATAGCAACCAAGGCAACTACCACGGTTTCCAAATTGCTATGAGCTATTACGATAACAATCTATGGTTTAGGAGTTATCAGGGTAGTGGAACATTCCAGTCCTGGGCGTACGCAATTAGTAGCCAGAACATTGGTTCCCAATCTGTAAGCTATGCGGCTACTGCTGGCTCGGCACCTGCAAATGGAGGCAACTCTAATACTGTTGGCGGACTTGCTGTTCACGGAGGTAGAAATAACGAAGCTAACAAAGTTGTACGTACTGATGGTAACGGATACATTCAGGCTGGGTGGATAAACACTACATCTGGAGATAATGGTACTACTGGAATATCTAGAATATATGCATCTCAAGATGGATACATTAGATACTATACTCCTGCAAACTTTATTTCGGTACTTGGTTTAATAACAACTGGAAATATTGGAAGCCAGTCTGTAAACTATGCTGCAAGTGCTGGAACTGCCGATAATATTGACGGTGTAGGATTTAGAAATACTGGTAGTAATGCTGGAACTAACGCTGACACTATTGATAGCAATGGTATTACATACTACACGGCTGGTGTATCAAACTTTTCTGGAAACGCAACAGATGGCGCTCTTTATTCACAGAGATACAGCACTTCTTGGCAGCATCAAATAGCTGGAGACTATCGTTCTGGTCAAATAGCAGTCAGAGGTAGAAACAACGGAACTTGGACAGGATGGAGAACAGTTCTTGACTCAAGCAACTTTAGTTCTTGGGCACAACCTGCTGGAGCTTATGCTTCTGAAGTTCACTTCCACGCAATAGACAACATTGAAGGACTTCAAGAGCAACTTAACTCAAAGCAGCCATCTGGAGACTATGCAGCATCATCACACACTCACTCTCCATCTCAGGTTGGATTGGGTAATGTGTCTAACGCTGCTCAGGTAACCACAGCAAACAATTCTTCGTTAAACAGTGACTCAAGAAACACAAGAGGCGTAACTCGTTTGTACAGAAGAGATGACAATTCTGACTATTCTGTACAGACTTACTGGACTGGCTCTTACTGGAGACTCTACGGTTACAATGGAGACACTGGTCACGCAGACACGTACGCTGGTTTTGCAAATACCGCAAACTTGGCTTACTCTGCATCAATGGCAATGACTGCTACCGATGTAAACAACGGTAAAGTATACACCACAGGAAACAACCTGTACATTAAAGGAGTTAGCGTAAACGATTACCGAATTCACCACAACGGTGGCGATGGCGTATTTGATGTTAGATACAAATACTCTGTTCGTGAGATGGTTACCATCTGGTCTGCTCAAAGAGTAATCTTTGGAGACTATATGTCTTACCTTCTCTTTGACGTAGACCCCTGGGGAGACAACTGGGGCATCGGAGGTGAACCAAGAGAATGGAAGACTGTAAACAGAGGTTCTTTCTTAACATTTGGATTCTCAGATTACTCTGACAGAAGGTCTAAGTCAGCAATTGTTGAAATAGATAACGCTGTAGACAAAGTAAAGTCTATCAGTGGATACACTTACTGGAAGAAAGGTTCTGAGGTTCGTGAAGCTGGCGTAATAGCTCAAGATGTTCTTGCTGTTCTTCCTGAGGGTGTTAGCGGTAGCGAAGAAAAAGGCTATGCTGTAAAACCAGCGGCTCTCATAGGATTACTTATGAAGGCGGTAAAGGAGCAACAAGAAATGATTGATTCGTTAACTGCACGTATTGAAGCACTAGAAAATAAATAATAAATTTGCACTATGGCACTAATAAGCAACTTTGAAAAATTCGGTGTTACGTTTGAAAACGCGTACACCAAGATTCTTAACGTAGAATACTCAAACTCTTTTGTTGAGGAGTGGGTTATGTCTGAAGACCCTAACGTACCGCCGCAAAAGGTTATGAATAAAGCATTGAAGATTAAATTTGATGCAGTAACATATCCGTCAGTCACGTCTACTGATACTCTTCATTCTGAGACTTACCACGAGGTATTCCCCACTGGAGATAGCCTTATTGAGTCTTGCTATGACTACCTAAAGACCCTTCCTAAGTTTGATGGTGCTGTTGACGCTTAATGTTTTGTATATTTGTAACTCTAATTAGAACACAATGGCTGTAACCGCAACTGTAGAAAAATTCGGTATGACCTTTACCGATGCCTACCACAAGATTACCCGTATGAACTACGAGTCTTCTGACCAGAAGACATACGTATATGCTGAACCCGAAGTAGACGAGAACGGAGAGCCCGTTATGGTTCCTCCTACTGAGTCTTGGGTAAAGAAAGTACACTGTGGCTTTGAAGTAGCTACCTACGCATCTGAAGCTACTCGTGAAGCTCACGCTGAACCTATCTACCGCACCTTCCTTACCTTTGAGCCTAGTCTTGAAGCTGAGGCTGCTGACATCCTCGTACAAGCCTACGACCACCTCAAGGCCCAAGCTGGTTACGAAGACGCTGTAGACTGCTAATCAATTACTAACTCAAATTTTAATTCACTATGGCACAGATTTCTGAAGCCCAATTAAACAGTGCACGTGAGATTCGTGCCAAACAGCAGCAAATTCAAATGGAGCTCGGAGCCCTCTACGTAAGCGAGAAAGACCTCGCCGCACGCCAAGAGTCTCTCGTAGCTGAACTTCGCAAGAGCGGTGAAGAGATTCAGTCTCTGATGAACGAACTTGCCGAAGAGCACGGACACGGAACCCTCAACCTTGAGACTGGTGAGTTCACCGTTCAAGAGCAAGAGGCTACCCCGGAACTGAAGGTTGTGAAGTAACACAGCCTACTACGTGAAGCAAGTTGAGCCCCCTCGTGGGGCTTTTCTTTTTGACTTACTTTTGTAACCAGTTGAAACCCATTTACTTAAGCGATGAAATTATTCACCTACGTAAGAGACAAGATTATGGGCTTTACCGCCATCTTTAAGGACAGCAATGACTACAACGAGAAGACCGTTATCGGCTTTATGTCATTCGCAGTGATGGTAATCGTTATGATTGCCGACGTTGTATCTGGATTTATGGGTAAAGACCTTGTCATCAATGAGTTTACATACAACTCATTCGTAATTATTACGCTCGGTTCTTTCGGTATTGCTGGACTTGAGAAGTTTGCGAAGAAATGAAAATGCCCGTCTCTTTTGACCAGTTCCAAAAGAACCCTGTCGCAGCGATTGCTTTCATTGGCCTTGTCGCCATAGGCTATCTTTACGTAGACCAAAAGATGATGAACACTAAGGTAGACGACAGATGTCAGACTCGTGTAAACGAACTGGAAGTGAAGGTGGATAAGTACACCGAGCACATCCGTAGACTTGACTCTGCCCTCGCCTACACTAGCGCTAAAAACGAAATGCTTCTTCAAACAAGATGACACGTACTATCCTACTCCTCGCAGCCGGTATTGCTGTCGGCGCTTTGATTGCCAAGCAAAATGAGCCCGAAGTCACTCCAGACCCTGTTGACTTAATCATTGAGAAGTCTAAGCAGACGATGCAACAAGCGAGCCAAGTATCGGCGATGGCTGACCAAGCTGTATCGGAAAGGATTACGGAGATGAAGCAGACCATCGAGGTTTTGGCTGAGGAGAAGGAAATGCTGGTGGAACAAGTAAAAGTGATGGAGGATGAGATTGTTACTATTAAGTCTGCTACTGTGCAGCCTTTCAATGTACTCGCAATCGGCGTACCCGATACAACGAGTAGAAAATAACGACACTGTTGTCGTAATGAAATTAACGCAGGCGGTCGCTATGAACAAGCGATTCCTGGCTATGGATTCAACAATAAAGGCATACGATGAAGCTTACAAGTTCAAATATTATCAGTTACATCAAGCTCGCCAAGATATGGCTAAGCAAGATTCAATCATTGGTGAACTCAATCGACAACTCAAAGTCAAGCCCACATTCAAAAGAATGACTCGGCAGGACATTTTTATGTCTACTTACTTTGTGATATTCTCGACTGCTCTATTCTATGTAAACTTCAAGTGATGGATAATAGAATCAAGAACCTAATAAAGAAGAATGGTCTCGCTGGAGTAAACAAGCCGAAGGCTACTCCGTCGCATCCTAAGAAGTCGCATATCGTGTTAGCTAAGGAGGGTAACAAAACCAAACTGATTAGATTCGGAGAGAAGGGTGCCGATACGGTAACTGAAAGCAATCCATCACCCGCTAGAGCTAAGAAGCGTGCAAGCTTCAAGGCACGTCACGCTAAGAATATCGCTAAGGGTAAGATGAGCGCAGCGTGGTGGGCTAATAAATATAAATGGGCTCTCGTACCGTTCCTATGCCTTATTTGTTGAACGTACCAGATTCGGTATACAAAGGCAATGATGGAAGGTGGTATAAACCTTGTCCATCTTGTGGTGTTGAACAATCATATCTAAGAAGGAATTACGCAGTCTTATCGTTCAACGAAAACAAATTGTGTAAGTCTTGCTCTAACTCAATACCAGAAAATAACGCACATAAGGGATGGGTTAAAGGAGTGCTTAGGCTATCGTTTGCTAAGAAATACGAAGCTAGCGCATTACTAAGAGATTTGTCCTGGTCGCTTGATTATGAATACTTGGCTGACCTTTTGATTAATCAAGACTTTAAGTGTTCTCTAACTGGATGGGATATAGATGCTATGGACTCTAATAATAACACGGCGTCACTTGATAGAATAGATTCATCTATTGGATATGAAGAAGGTAATGTACAATGGGTGCACAAGATGGTAAATATGTGTAAGCAACAATACTCTCAGGAAGAGTTTATTCAAATGTGTAACGCTGTGGCTGACAAGGTCAAATGGTAACTGATTGATTTCTATATTTGTACAAAGTTTCACAATTATGAAAGCTAGAAAATACGCCCAGGGTGGACCTATCGGTCCTAAAGGTAAAGGACAAGCTAAAGACAAGAAGTCAGCTTACGAACTCAATAGAGAGAAGACTCGCAAGGAACGCGAAGAGAAAGCTCAGACCCTTAGAGCTCAAGGTGTTTACAATAGAGCAGCATCAGCTGAGGCTATGGGAGAGACAGAGCGTGCTCGTAGAATCGAAGAGAATGCTACGGGACGTGGCATCCCCACATCATCTGCTCAGACGAGAACTATGGGAGTAGCCGGACCCGGTGCTAGCGCAGAGGCAGCAGTTAAGCGCAGAACTAGTGGTGTTGGAACCTTTGAGTCTAAAGCAGAGATGCCTGCCGCTGGAGCCAGCGCTGAGGATAGAGCCGCTAAGATATCTAGAGAAGTTGGAGAGTACACGATGTCTGACGCACGTAAGCGAGGCATCAAACTCAAGAACGGAGGAATGATTCCTAGAAGGAAATAAAAAAGGGGGCTCAGGCCCCCTTCTTCATTCTTGGAATACACTGATTCGTTTGAATCCGAAACCACTGAATGTCATAACCACCCATCCGTCTACTTCTCGGTGCGTGATTAGAAGTCCTGAGCTATCTACCCATACCTTCTTGTGCTTGCCTAGCTTATTGACTACTCGCTTTAGTTCCTTGAAGTTATCTTCACGAACCTCGAAGAAGTCAAACAGCTCTCCTTCAGATGATGTCCCTACTTCCTTTGTGTAGTTGAACCCGTCTAAGAACTTAGGAGGCTCTTGTGCGAACAGCCCTAGAGACAGGACTAATAACAGTGATGCAATTGATGTTTTCATAAGAATTAGTTTGTTATTTGATTCAAATATACGAAATAGTTTTCAATTCTGCAAACTTTGGTGAGAACAAGACTTGATAATTTTGTAAAGAACTTTAATTCAACTCATTATGGCAGACGGAATTTCCAACTTGGAAGACCTCGTAAGGGATATGGGACTCAACATTGTGGACCAGCCCGGAGAAGACTTTCAAGATAATCAGTCAGTAAATCCGCAGATTGTTGATTCACCTGACGCAATACAAAACAGTGACGCTACCACTGAAGAAGCTAGCGAAAGTTCTTTAGCTGACGAGACAGCACAAATCGAGGAGCCAACTGTTGAGACACCCAGTGAGCCAGTATCTGAGGACAACTCAACTGATGAGTCTGACGATAATAGATACGTGTACCGCCAGCAAGACACGGACGATGTAGAGTCGTCCACCGACGAACCAACGGAGGAGGAAGTCCAATCGTTTGTCAATGACTACCTGCAGGAGCAGTTGGGACTTGGCCTCGAGGACATTCTATCCCGTATCAATACACCAGCGTCGATTGATGAACGGCTAGAGCCGATTCTGAAATTCGTTCAAGAGACTGGGCGCGACCCGCAGGACTGGTTCCTGTACCAATCACTGAATCCGTCCGAAATGGATGACCTATCAGTGATTAAGCTCCAGATGCAGAACGATTACCCCGACTTGTCTAGTGAGGAGGTTGATATGCTTGTATCGGCGAAGTACAAGACTGATTCCGAATTTATGGACGAGAAGGAGCAGAAGATGGCGAGCCTTCAGCTTAAGATTGACGCGGGTAACGCTAGAAAGCAGATTGATTCACTCAGAAGCTCATACTTGAAGCCAGTCGAAAGGACTGCTCAGGAGGAACCTCAGGCTGAGTCGTTTGTTGACGAGCAATGGTTGTCAGAGATGGAACAAGAAGTTGACGCTCTGGATGGAATTGACTTCGAACTCCCTGGAGAGAAGTTGTTCACGTTCGGAATCAACGACAAGTACCGCGAGACAATCAAAAGCAAAAACGCTAATCTGGAGAGTTACTTCGACCAGTACGTTGACCGCAACGGTAAATGGAACCACGAACTGTTCAGTATGCATCGCACCGTAGTTGATAACATAGACGAAATTGTCAAAGCAGTTTATCAGCAAGGTATGAGCGACGGACAGAGAAAGGTTGTAGAGACCGCAGCGAACGTGAAGGTGAACACACCTAACGTAGGCAACGTACAACCGGGCAACAATATAGAGGAGCAGCTTCGCCAAATCATCGGAGAGTCTGACTCGATGATGAGATTCCGATTTTAACGTCTAACGCCTAAAAACTAAAAGAAAATGGCAAATATGACTTCCGCAACTCAGGGAACTTTCTTCTCTGGTGCAAACGCTATCAAGCGTCTCGACCCCGCCAAGTACGTCGCTTTGGGTGACTACTTCAACGAGGTTAACAAGCCCGACAACCGCGACGCCCTCGTTAAGGCTTTCGGTGCTCAGGGTATCACTGGCTTCCTGCAGATGGTAGGTGCTGTTAAGAGCGCTGGAACTGCTGATAAAGTTCAGTGGTGGGAAGAGGTTCGCCTCCACCAAACTCAGAAAGTCGTTCTGGCTGCTGACACGACCGCTGGCAAGACTATGGTTATTGCCTTCGGTGCTCAGGCTCCCGTTGTTCGCGTTAACGACGTAGTTCTGTTGAGCGGCAAGGAGCGTGCTATCGTTACGGCCATCACGGGTACTACCTCATTCACGGTAGCTAACCTCGAGGACGCTAACCTTACCGTTATCGCTGCTGGCACTTACGAGTTCCCGATTATCGGTAACCTGTACGGACAAGGCACTGACCAACCGAGCGAGTACCTCGAGTCGAACGTTGTTCAGCGCACCAACCCGTATATGATTGTTAAGGAAATCTTCAAGGTGACTGGCTCACAAGCTACGAACCTCGGCTGGATTGACCTTGGCAATGGTGACTACCGTTGGTTTATGAAGGGTGAGGCCGACACGCGTCAGCGCTTCCTCGACAAGCGTGAGATGATGATGTTGCTGGGCCAGAAGGTTACCAACACCGCTAACGTATCTGTAGAAGGCTCTGAAGGTTACTTCGCTGCCATCGAGGACCGTGGCTTGGTTACCAACGGTTACATCACTGAGTTGTCTGACCTTGACCTCATCATCAAGGAGCTTGACAAGCAGGGTGCTTCTCCCGAGTACGCTCTGTACGTTGACCGCACGCAAGACCTGTTGCTCGACGACCTGGTTGCCAAGGGTAACTCTGGTTCATTGACCTCTGGTGTTGCTACCCAGTTCGGTGCTTTCAACAACAGCGCTGATATGGCTATCCAACTCGGATTCAAATCATTCGGCCGTGGTGGTTACACCTTCCACAAGCACGATTGGAAGCTTCTGAACGACCCCACCTTGTTGGCTGGTGCTAACTTCGCTGGTGTTGCTATCCCGATGGCTACTGTAGTTGACCCGAAGTCGGGCGACCGCAATCCGTCACTGGAAATCAACTACAAGGCAACGAACGGTGTTAGCCGTGAGATGCACCACTGGTTGACCGGTTCATTTATGGGTGCTTCGAACGATACCAAGGACTTGGTTCAGTTCAACTACCTGTCTGAAATCGCTCTTGTAACGCGCGGCGCTAACCGCCACGTGCTCCTCAAGAAGGCCTAATCATTAGGTTAAGGGACGGGGGGTCTTCGGGCCCCCCTAGCCCTTTCTATTTTTAATCGTTAATTCTATTCATTATGGCACGTCCAGCAATCCGCCGAGAGGAAGCTATCCTTGACGCACCCGAAACCCACGTATCCACACCTGCACCCGTGGCAGCTTCATTCAGACCCAAGCGTCAGATTGAGAAGCAGAAAGAGGGCAGAAAACAAAAGGTCTACTCCGTAATCTCTGGAGGAGGCATCTGGTTCAAACTGAACCAAAACAACATTACCATCTACGACGCTGAGAAGGACACTGTAAGGGCAATTCGCTATTGCGCTAACGAGCCTTCAATCTATACTGACGAGCAGTCGGTTAACGCTATGCGTGAGCACATCGTGTTCCGTGATGGATACCTAGCAGTTGCCGCAAACAAGCCGAACCTGCAAGATTACCTCGACGCTCACCCCGACAACAAGAAGAACGGTGGTAATGTATTCTTTGAGGTAGACTCTTCACGTAAGGCCGAGGAGGATTTGGATAGAGAGTTCTTGCTCCACGATGCCATCTCATTGGTTCGTGACAAGGCAATCGACGAACTGCTATCTGTCGCTATGTACCTCGGCATCAATATCGAGCAGAAGAACCAGGAGATTCGCCGTGAGCTTCTCGTGGAGGCTAAGGCTAACCCGAAGGCATTTATCGAGATGTTCGACAATCCTATCGTCAAGATTCGCTCTGCGGTTAAGCAGGCGGTTGACTTCCAGATTCTTCGTGAGCGGCCCGACGGCATCTACTGGTACGACACCAACCGACTCATCATCGCATCGCCTGCAGGTCAGGAGCCGATTGATGTACTGAGCCGTTACTGTATGACGGAGAAGGGCGCACCCATCTACGATGAACTGGTAAACAGACTCGAGCACTTAGCATAACCTAACTGCTTGACTAACAGAGGGGCTACGAGAGTGGCCCCTTTTTTATTGGTATATTTGCACATAAAGTAACCTATAATGGCTAGCGTCTATACAGTATATTCTACTTTGAAGGATTTGGCGAACAAAGACGAGCGCGGATTCGTCACACCGTCAACCTTCAACGCATTTGCTGCGCTGGCTCAGCAGAATGTATTCAATAGCTTGTTCTCTAAGAATATGCTGTCGTCTACTTCCAAGAGCAGAGGTCTTGACGGGCATAGAGATATGGCCCTAAGCAAGCAGTTAAGGGAGGACCTAGCGTTCTTCTCTAAGGAGTCCACTATCTCTCAGGCTGACGGTACGTTCGCTAAGCCCGCTGATTTGGCTAGAATCATCTCCGCTAAGACGTTCGGTACGTTTATCCTGGGTCAGACAACGTCTATTCCTATTGACCTCGTATACGACGAGCTTAAGGCTGAATACATCTTCAGAAGTACGCTGTCTCGTCCGACTGAGAATAACCCTATCGCTGTGGTTTCGGACAGTATCACCGTGTATCCCACCAGCGTAAAGAAGATTAAGCTTAAGTATTACAAACAACCATCTGGAATCGACCCAATAACGAAAGCCAGAGTTGTGTCTCTACCAAAGTTTGGATATACAACGGTAGCAAACAAGGAGGTATACGACGTAACGACGAGTGTTGACTTTGAACTTCCGGAGCACTATACTCCTCAGCTTGTTATGGAGTTGGCTAAGATGATTGGTGTAAATATTAAAGACAGCGACATCTTCTCGTATGCGTCGTCTGAACAAACTAAGCAGTAAGGATGTCTAGGAATCTAATTACAATCGACGAGGTAGTCAATGACTTCATCTTGGGTGTAGCTCAGGACGACTTTGCATCTGACGCTACTGATACGCTGGTTCGCAACCTTGCCTTACGTGGCTTGCGCGAATTTGGGTTTGATATGCTTAAAATCGTTAAGAGTATCAAGCTTCCAGTTAATCAGTCACTCAGAACTGTTGACCTGCCTGATGACTTCGTTGACTTAGTTAAGATTGGCTATGTCGGAACTGATGGACTCGTCTACATCTTCGGACACAATAAGAATATTAACTACTCACAGGAGTACCTCAAGGATGCCGCAGGTAATCCCATCGACTCAGACGGGGACGGCGTGTACGACAGAATCGACGCTAAGGGTCAGATTGAACTGACTCAATCCGTAAAGGGATACGACCAATACATCTTCAGAAACTTCTTGTACGACAACTCGTACGGAGCTGTTTACGGACTTGGTGGAGGTCACTACAACGGTGAGTACCGTATGAACCACGAGCAGAATCGCATTGAGCTCGCTGTTGGTTCTAACATTGACTATGTGGTAATTGAATACGTAGCTGACGAAGCTCGTAGCTCTAACCCATCAGTGCACATCTATGCAGAGCCTGCCCTGCGCTCATATATCTACTACCGTCTGATAGAGCGCAAAAACACGGTCCCTCTTGGCGAGAAAGCCAGAGCTAGACAGGAATACTACAACGAAAGAAGACTTGCTAATGCTAGACTGAAGAGCTTCAATAAAGACGAGGCACTTAAGACTATCCGCAAGAACTTCAAGCAGTCACCTAAATACTAAGGCATATGCCCGTAGACAAAATAACACCTCGTTACTTAAACAAGGACGATGATTTCTTGTTGGTCCGTTCGGTAGAGATGGTAGACGCACTTAATGTGCACATATCTAATGATGCCGAGGGTGACGCTGGCGTTCTAAAGAATGCCTGGGGTAATGAAGCGGTTGCTTTTGAGACGGGTTCTGAACTAGTTACAGGTTCGGGAATCAAGAATGTAGTTGTTGGCTCAACGGTAGCCAAAGAGAAGAGTGAACTGATATTCTTCGTATACAACTCAACTGGAGCTCACAGTATATACTACTACACTACGCTAACTAACAAGGCGAAGTTGATATATAGAGACTCTGTGTTGGGATTCACGGAGGATGCATTCGTTAAGGCTGACTGCATCGTGAAGGAGAACGGTGATACGCTCCTGTACTTCACTGATGGAAATACTGACCCCAAGAAGATTAACGTAACTAAGGCACTGTCTGGTAGCGGATATCCATACAAATCAGTAGGCGCATACAATTACACGGATGACGAGAAAATCTTGTCAATCGCTGCATTGAAACAACCACCACTGGCTCCTCCAACTGTTGCCTTTGCGACCGTAGCAAATCAAGACAATTTTGTCTATGACGAGTTCTTTCAGTTCGCATATCAATACGTATATGAGGATGGTGAAGTTTCAGCCCTGTCTCCGTACAGTGAGATAGGTATAAGTGTATATCAGCTGCTTGATGGCTTCGTTACTGAATCAGCTAAGAACATTTTCAATGCTATCAACGTAACGGTAAAGCATAGCAAGGGAGACGTATCTAAGATTAGACTACTAGCGAAGTCCGCAAGTATATCTGGATTCTTCGTCGCTGAGGAGATAAACAACAACAGAGCACTAACCTCTGAGACAATAACGTTCACCAATAGTAAACTTCGTTCATACATATCAGCTCTTGAGCAAAACAAGATGTATGACAACGTGCCACAGAAAGCAAACACCCAAGCAATCGCCGGCAATAGACTCCTATATGGTGGATACACTGAGTTCTATGATAATGTAGACACTTCAGTATCTATAAGCGAAATAAACAACGCTGACGGGCAATCTGTATACCTAAGCGTGAATCCAACATCAGCCTCAACGGTTTACTACAACCCATCAGGCAGTGTAGTCACTTCAAAGTTTGGATTTGTTGTAGGTGACACCGTTAACTCAACCTCATACGATAGCAGTGTGATTCTAGATTTCCAAGTCTACGGCGATATAAGTGTGTTGCCTGGAACTGCTGGAACTATCGACCTAACTGACGTTGAGGCAACTAACGACCTAAATCTTGGTCCGATATACATTGATATCGCAAAGCAGTTCAATCTGCCGGCATACAGCGACCTTACATCTGGAAGTCCTGATGTGTACTCTTATTTCGTTAACAACATCATAGGTGACTATCCTATAACTATTACGGACGCTTGGGCAGACCTTCCGTCTTCGTCTACCACTCACAACTTCAAGGGAACAGCTGTAGTCAACATTTCTCTTGATTCAATAAACTATGGTAGCACTCAGATTTCGTTCTTGGTTAAGGTCAAGTCTGTAAGTTTAGAGACCGTATCAGCGACTGAAACGTTTACTGGCGTTCCTGTTGATTCGACTCAATACATATCCTTCTCGCTCGACCCAACGCTGTTAAATACAACGTATTCCACTCAATTCGTTGGATTTAGAGCCTACAAGAACTACAACTCAAGACAATACTATGTGTCAGCCAATACTACATTTAAGGCTGGCCAGGAGCATAAGTTTGGCATCGTCTATTACGACGCATTCAACAGGAGTGGCGCGGTAAACGAGATTGGCTCTAAGGAAGTTACTTGGTACTCAGAGCGTGCATCTGGAGAGCGCGGCCCTGTATCTATGCAGTTCCGTGTGAAGCATAATCCGCCGAGCTGGGCAAAGAAGTGGCAATTAGTTTACGCCCCGTTCTCATCTTACAATTACTGCCTTCAATACAGTGTGGCTGAAGCCTTTGCGCTCAGCACTGATGACATTATATACGTGTCTATGAGCACGCTTGAGGGTAAGCCATACTCTTACATAGACTTCAAGGATTCTAACGTTCAGTATGTTTTCGGAGATGGAGACAAGGTTAGAATTATAAAGTATGAAACCGGAACACTCCCGGGAGGCGTTAATAACTATGTTTCACACGAGTTTGATGTTGTAGGTTATGAATACTACAGCACATCTGATACGCCAATCGGAGGCATAGCTGGACTATCCGACGACAGAAAGACTGGTTGGTTCCTGAAGCTTAAGAATAATCTTGACGCTATTGGATTCACTAAGGCTGAAGTTATCGCCGATACCGACCTGTGGAATAAGAATACCGTAATTGAGATATACAGACCGATAAAGCAGTCTGATGTAAATATATACAGGGAGATATCTGAAGTTTATGATGTCGTTAATGCATCCGGTAGCTACAAACACAAGGGCGCTAGAGACTACTCCTACACCTGGACTTCAAGTCTTACGAATATATCTATATCGGGAGGGGTCGCCACGACATCTCTTGACATTCGCTCTGGAGATGCTTTAGTCATTAGCGCGACTATTCTTGGCGTTCTCACGTCGTATGAAGTAAGAGTAGACAAGATTAAAAGAGTAGGCTCAAACCTGTCGTTCTCCGTTACTAACGCAAACGAGGTTGGCGGAATATCAACCGTTACACCACCAGATGGTAGCTACTACCTGGCTAGCATAGATAACTTAAATGAGGCAGTAATAGAGACATTCAATGGGGATGCCTACTACAGGCTTCGTCAGATGAATGTTGTAACTGTTTACAGCAGCACACCATTGATGACCACCACATACGAGAATATGTTTGTGGAGGATAACTCAATAAGTGACTTTAAGGATTCTAATTTTATCAGTGTAGGAAGACCAAACGCTCCCGCCCCTACCGCTGGTAGAATTTATCGCAAGTCTACAATTACTTATTCTGAGCCTTACGTTTTAGACTCTCAAGTATTGTCACTATCATCATTCAACCTCGGTCAGGCTAACTTTATAGACCTGGCGTCGGTTTATGGTTCCATTCAGTACGTGGTAGACAATGGAGACTCCATCATCATATTGCAGGAACGAAAGGCTTCGATTGCTCCAATAAACAGAAACCTAATCGAATACATCAGCGGTGGCGCAGGTGTAACTGTTTCTACAAATTTCATAGGAACGCAAAGCTTCTACGCTGGAGATTACGGTGTGGGAACGAACCCAGAGTCAGTTGTTACTTTCTTGGGTAGAACGTTCTACGCTGATATACGCTCTGGAAAGGTTATTAGAATCGGAGGCGATGGACTTGATGTAGTGAGTGAGCACGGTATGGACTCATACACGAAAGAGAAATTCTCTAAGGCCGTTCAGCTTGGCGAGTCAAACTTTAAACTTGTAGGCTCTTTGGACCCCAGACACGATGAATACATACTCTCTATTCAGAAGAGATTTGGTTCTGGTTCGTTTGAGGACGACACTATCGCATTAGAGATTGGTTCCAACTTATGGAGTACCAGATATTCATATATGCCAGAGTCTTCAGCGCATATTGATAATATCTTGTTCACCTTCAAGGACGGTGTTATGTGGAAGCACTCTAATGATGCCGCAAGAAACACCTTCTATGGCGTTAACGGTGGCTCAATCATTAAGGTCGTATCTTCTCAGAATAACTCTATGGTTAAGGTGTACGAAGCGATTAGTGTGGAAGGCAACTCACCTTGGAGTTTCTCTGCGGAAACCAGAGAGCAGTCAACTGTGACTATAGATTCTATGGACAAGCGCGAAGGTATGTACTACTCTTCGGTACCAACTGCTACAGTGTCTACATCTAACATTACTCCGTTAGGTAAGGTCAAGACTGTAACTTCAGCCACTGGTGGGTTCTACATTGAGTTCTTCAATGATGTATACAATATGCCGTTCTCTCTTGGCTCATCAGTCAAGATTGCATCTGGAGGATTGTTTAACTCAACTGATTTATCTATATCTAGCATCGTAGATAGAAACAAGATATTCGTCTCTGGAACCTCAACGATTACTGCGAATAGTTTAATTGCTGCAGTATCTAATAGTCAGGTAGATGGAGACAAGATAAGAGGTCCGTACGCTGTGTTTACTTTCACAAGCAACTTAACGACCCCAACTGAAACTTACGCATTTAACGCTTACTTTAATCGTTCTATGCTTCACAATGAATTAGTTAACTAATAGGTATCTTTGTATTATGAAGTCCAAGAAGTCATACAAGAAATACGCTGGAGGAGGAATAGGTCCAACCGCAGCAATTGGTGCTGGCTTACAAGCAGCCGCTGGAATCGGTCAACTGGCCTACGGTATCGCCGCCAATAAGAAGGCTAACAAAGAGCTTGAGCGTGTAAAGGCTTCGGCTCCTTCACTCGATACTCCGTCTGAATACTACAAGGCATACAAAGAGTCTTACGACCAGAACATTATGAATCGCCAAATGGAGAACGTCAATCGTGCTCTTTCTGGAGGTACTCAGGCTCTCGGTGCGGCAGGCGGTCGTGCGCTTCTCGGTGGACTTGGTGCACTAACTGAAGGTGCAGCTCAACAACAGCAGAGCTTGGCCGATATGCAACAGCAGCGTCAGACCGCGGCACTGTCTCAGTTGGCAGGCGCTCAGGAGGCAACGATGGGACGCAAGGAAGGACGCTACCAGCAGGAGCTTGGATTCGCTCAGGCCGCTAAGGAGGCCGCGGTACAGAACATCGCTGGTGGAATCGGTGCCATTGGAGGAGCCGGTATGGCACTCGCTGGTAGTGTAGGAAAGAAAGAGAATGGTGGTAAGATAGAACTTCCATCTATGGCTACTCAGCGCGCAGTCACACCACAAGGAGTAAAGATTGGTATGCCGGGCGACGTAAGGCCTAGAGTTGCTAAGGGTGGCGCATCAGTCAAGAAGACACCTGGCAAATTCTCGCACGAAAAGAATCCCATCGACATTATGAAGGATGGTGCTAAGATTGGCGAGATGACTGGTGGAGAATACATCTTCAACCCGAAGCAGATGGAGAACATCAAGAAGTTCACATCAAATGGAGACAAAGAGAAACTACACGCATACGTGAAGAGTTTAATTAAGAAGTTCGAGAAGTAATGGCTCTAAGCACCACAGTATTTAAAGTTCCAGAGTGGGCGGCACAGGGTGCTGCTATGGAGGCACAGGCCGCTCAGAAAAGAAAGGAAGAAGCCGAGAAGCGCGAGAAGCTCACGTCTGCTATGGGCATCGACCAGAAGTTCGCTGAGAATCAATACAAACTGCTCGGTGTACACAAGGACGTGACTCAGGCTGCGTACAACGCGTGGAAAGAGTCAGCAATCGAATTCGAGACGAGCGGCTCACAGGCATCCAAGGCTAAGATGGAGGCTGCTCGTAATCAGTTCAACCAAGCATTCGGTATAGGTCTCGGCGTGTCCGCAACGGCGACTGAGGAGATTAACAAGATGAACGCATCTAAGGGTGTTGGATACATTGACACTCCAGATTCGGCTAAGCAGAAGTACACTCAGTTTGCTACTGGCCGTATCGAGACTAAGGTGGAGAATGGCACCGTAATGGTTAAGGACCCTGACGGCGCTATGGTTCCATTATCTCAATCTGTGTACTTTCAGCAGGAGCAGAACCCATACAACTCATTCGTACTCGATAAGGTAGACCCGAACATCAAGTTCGTAGACCCGGTAGCTGTAGCTCAGCAGGATGCTAAGAACATATACAACCTCAGCGGTGTACGTGTTGATACTGGCACTGGTGTTAGCTACAACGCCAATGCTGCCGCAGACAAGGGTATCGCACAACTCAAGATGCGCTATGAGTCTGACCCAGAGGTTAAGCGTATGATTGCAACGCGCTGGTACGCTCAGTCTAACGGACTCGATAAGAACCGTCTCGGATTCTCTGATTCCGCACAGATTGACAACCTTATGAAGAACGACCCCGCCTTTATGGAGGCCGCGCTTCAAGATTTTGAGAAGCAGTATTCTGACGCTATCAAGGCACAGAAGCCAGCATCTCAAGTGGGTGCACCTTCTGGTGGAGGCAAACTTACTAAGGACGAGCGTGAGGCTTCCGGTGTACTAAGAACTGCTAGCACTGGTGTTCAGACGCAGAGACAGAGCGGCAAGAAGGTATACGGTGCTGGATTCTCTCTGGCTAACAATCCGATTAAACTTACCGACTCTAACGACCTGTACATCACCGACGTGACGATGGACTCCAAGGGCAACATCGTCAACTATAAGCTGTACAAAACTTCAGGAGGAGGTATTGACGCCGGATGGGAAAATGCAAAGAAGGAAGAGGTTACGGGCGGACTGATAACCAAGTCTCAAATGTCTGGATTGAAGTCTGAGTTGATATCTAGAGGTTTGTATGACAATATGAGAGCTGTATCGGCTCAATCTCTACCGAACTACGACGCTCTAGCCGCGTCTCTTAACCTTTAATAGTTTAGTATATTTGCATATCGCAGATATACTATGCTATGAACGAAGAACTTAAGGCAATCTTAGAGAAGGCGTACGCCAGCGGAAAGTCCTTAGACCAGATATCTAAGGCTATGAAGGACAACGGCTTCTCTAACGAAGACATTGCGTTTGCATCAAGCTTCTACTCGGGTAAAAAAAAAAGAACGGACGGTGGGGAATCACAGTCCACTTCGGCTCAAGAGCCTACTTCTTCGGAGTTACCAGTATCTAAGAGCTCTATGCCTAAGCCTGATTCCTGGGAGCGCGACTTCCAGCAGGCTCGTATGCAGGCAATGGAGACTGGCAAACCCGTTGATTTATTTGCAACACCAACAGGTAAACTCGTATCCGAGGGTATAAAGAGAGAGAATGCCGAAGTTCAGCGAGGTGAAATCAGTTCTGAGATAGCATCTAAGCTGTCTAACATAAGTAGCGTAGAGGACCTTGAGAAAATCAGACCTGAGCTCGAGAAGACTTACGTAAAATATAAAGAGTTCGATGTAGACAACTTGGCTCCGGAGTCTATATTTAACGAAGATGGTTCGTTTAATGTTGCGGCCACTTCGCTGCTAGACTCTGACGTTAAGGCTTCAATGGAGCGATTCAGAGAGGAGCAGAAGCGATTAGCTGAGAACAGCACGTTCGTATCTAGAGGTCTTGACGCTATGGTTTCTGGAATCAATGGATTCTTGGATATGACCGTAAAGAATCTTCCAGGTCCCGGTGGAGTAAATCAGTTTGCTATATCTGGATATAGTCCATTCGGAGAGGAGGCTAAGAGCTTGTCGAAGAAAGTATCATTAGAGAACTATGCCGAGAAGTTCAATCTAGGCTATACTCCAGAGCAAATCGAGAGAGGTGCATTGAGTATGGCACTTGAGGGAGACTTCCGTCTTCTCGGTATTGATATGCTGGACCAGACGGTCAACCTTGGTGTTGGAGCTTTATCTGGTGGTGTTGGTCTTGTGGCGTTGGGTGCTACCGCAGCAGGTAGTGCTTGGACTGAAGTGATGGACGACAACAGGTATTCACAAGCTGAAAAGCTACTGTATGCCGTCGGTTCAGGTCTAGCTGAATACGCCACTGAGAAGATATTTGCTTCCGACTTGAAAGCAGTTAGGGGGCTGTTTAAGAGTGCTGATGCGGTTGCCAGTATGTCTAAGAAGGAGTTCGGAGACTTAATCTTCGGAAAGCTTCCAGCGTTGGCACGTCAACCACTCGAGGAAGGTATGGAAGAGGCCATCGTTGCTACTACGCAAGAGGTTCTCCAAAAGGTTTTAGCCGGAGACAAGGTAGACTATATGAACATCGCCGAGTCAGCATTTGTGGGCGCGGCTATGGGTGGCTCTGTCGGTGTGGTTACTACCGGACCATCGGCACTTCTACAGACTCCTATATTCAAGGACAGGATTGAAATCAGAAATAAGATATCTGAAATCAACGCCCTCATTGCTGACCCCTCAGTATCTGAAGGAGAGAAGGAACTGCTTAAGACTAGACTGAATGACTACATATCCAAAGAGCGTAAGATGCAGAAAGATGCCGAGTCTTTCTACTCTAACTTCTCAGAGGAGGACCTACAGCAGACCGTTAAGCTTAATCAGGCCATATCAAGTGGTATGAAGAATTACGGCAGCCTTACTAGCGCTGAAGCTAAGGCACAGGCTGTTACCGACATTAAGAATGCTATGGCCGAGAAGGCTAAAATCGAACAGAAATATGATAGCAAAGCGAAACAACAAGTACCAAGTCCTGTCGTCGAAGGGCAAACCATTGAGCAAACCCAACCTGTCGAAGGAGGAAGCAGTCAAGCGGCTCCGGCAAGTGGAGTGGTTCAAGCGCCACAAGAAGTAACTCAAGCCGCAGAAAATCTAGGCTTTAAAGTTAAGAGATTCAAGCTGAATCAAAAAACTGTTAGTGAGGCAATTGATTCTATGAATACGTTCTTGTCTAATCTTTCTGACGAGGTAATCTCCTCTTATGAAACAACTAGGGAGAATGTAGGTCTTGGAATTCAAAGTATTCAAAACGTTATTGATTCATTTGCTAAGTCAAACGTTGACGTAAACTTTGTCGCACACACTACTCCTGAAAGTATGCAGGAGCAAACTGGTCAGTTGGAGCGTGGTGTTCATATATCTTACAAAGATGGTAAGCCTAATGAGGTCCACGTATACATTCCATCTTTGCTTTCGAATACAGCATACCACGAAGCTATCCACGAGATAATCCCAAGAACAATGGGAGCTGAAGGTGTAAACAGTCTTGCTAATAAACTCAAGAGAGCCGTCAAGAGAGACCCACAGCTTCAAGCACGTATGGATAAGTTCCTTGGCGGATACGATGTCACTGATAACACCAATGACGAGTTTCTGACTGAGTTGGCCTCTTTGGTGGCTGCTGGAGATATTGATATAAACATCAAGAGAAGCCTTGCTACTAAATTCGTTGAATCAGTTAAGAGCATTCTGGGTATGGCTGGAATCAAGACTCAGCCGTCTACTGCTCAACTATTTGATGGACTAAATCAGATGGCCCAAGAGTTGGGTGCTGGCGTTCAGCTAACTGGAGAGCTTGGTCAAATGGACTTCGAAGCAGCTAGAGCTCAAAAACTGTCTAAGCCTTCAGACGATAAAGTTATGGCGGCAGCCAGAGCTATCGCGAACAATGTAAATAACAAGTATCCCGAAGCCGTAGAGCAAGAAGTTACTAAGGCCGAAGAGGTTGTAGACAAAAGAGGAAAGAAGTACGTCAACTATGAAGTTAAGCAAGTGCCTTACCGTCTTGAGTCTGGAGCAATGGAGTTCTTTGGTGAATCAGCAACTGATGTACTAGTAGACAGGATAGTAAAAGACGTAAACGAAAACCTAAGCAACAAAGAGGTTAGTGATGGAATAGGCTGGTACTCGAAAATGAGAGATTGGTTCCAGAAGAAGTTTGGAGCTAACATCGAGTTATTCGGTCAACTGCTTGCCGCAACTTCAGCAAGAACTCCTGTAGACATAAACTTCAGGCAGTCAGTCGATGCTATGCGTCAATTCTCGTTGGGTAAGTACGATGATATACTTAATAGATACCACGATTACGTTAGTGGTATCGAGTCTATGAGCGATGAGGAGGCACTTAAATCGTCTGGATTTAAAAAGAAGTCGCACACTGATGCAGATGTAATTGATGCTCGTAGAAAGTTGATTAACAAGTTCACTGAAGTTCCACTTCAGAGCAACGGAAAGAAGTTCAACGCTAACAGCGCTAAAGTATTACAAGCCCTTTACGGTAACTGGCTCAATCAGACTCAGGGCCCAAAGACTAAGAACTTCGCTGGTAACCTAACTGGACGCTCTACTGAAGCTACGATTGACGTATGGGCAGCTAGATACCTTAGAAGAATAACTTATCAGGGTAACGTTGAGCGCTGGAGAATACATCCTTCTCAGGAAGGCTCCGTCGAGCATACTGTCAATACTAAAGGAGAACTCGGAGGGGATTACTTCTTCGCAGAGTCGGTTATGAGAAAGGCCGCTAATAAACTTGGATGGCAGGCCGATGACCTTCAGGCATTCCTATGGTTCTTGGAGAAGGACGTATGGGATAAGAACGAATGGACTGGAGTTGTAGGTAAAAAGAAATCCTCATTTGAGGAAGAAGCGGCTAAGCTTAAAACTGAGCGTTATCAAGCAGGTGTTACTACATTCAAGGACTTTGAAACGTTCGACAAGAAAGATTATGACAAAGCAAAGAAGGAGCTACTAGATAGCATTAGAAACATCAGTGGCGTTGTCGTGGCTAGAGTAAATGACTCTGAAGGTGAGTTTTATTCTCCTAGTGGCGATGTATACACTGAACCATCATTTGACGTTGAGTTCTCTGTAGAGGAGGGAACTGATGTGTCTTCTGTTGAAGCTAAGGTCGTAGAGATTGGTAAGCGCTATAATCAAGAAGCAGTTCTTTTTAGCAGGATTAGTGACATCAAAACGTCTAAGGCTGCACCAATTATCGAGATTGGACTCAAGAAGCCTACCAAGGAGTCTAAGACACTTGATGAAGTGAAGAAGGCTCTTGCAGCTATGGATGTTAAAGGGTTTACTATTTCTAGAGATAGCAGAGGAAATGTACTTGGCATTAGAACCCAGTTCATTAGTGAGTTTGAGGGTAAGCCTATTTCTGAAGGAGAGGTTATCTTCGAGAAAGCAGAAAACGAAATAAAGTCAAAGTTTGGCAAAAACGAAGAGATTTCGTACATTGAGCGTAACTTTGTTGAGACAAACGTATTTTTTACAGCAAATGAAAAAGAAGCAGAACTACAGAGTAACACTCAAGCCGCCAGCAATGGAACTGTCCCAGGAGGACTTGAACCTGCTAGCGCAGTGGTTAGAAAACAGGCAGGTCTTGGGAAGCCCGGAGAAAACGGAAATCGCCTCGATGCCAGAAGAGAAGGAGTAAAGACATCCTTTGTAAACACCTATAGAACTGCTGATTTCCTTCACAGAGCTATAAGAGAGATTGCATACGGCTCGGGCAACGAGTGGGGATTCTTTGCTCCGAAGGGAACAGTAGTAACCGAAGTAAGGGGCCGTAAGGAACGTGGCGACAGGGACGAAAGTAGATATTTCGAAGCTGAACTTAAGTTCGTCAACAGAATCAACAAGACCAGTTCTACGTTTAAGTTTATGTTCCGAATTGCTGACCATACGGTTCCAGCAGATGAATCTAGAGCGAAAACTTATGTTGATGATGGCGTTGCCACGTTTAATAACGGGTTTGACATAGCATTAAATATCTGGAGTCCTAACACATACAATGCGGCAGTTCTGCAACTACAGAAGATGTTCAGAGTCAGACTGCCTAAGATTGACTCTCAACTGCTTATATCTAACAGTAGAATGTTCCGTCAGCAGCGTGGACTTATGGACATACTGCGTAGACATTTGTTGAGCGGTGCTGAAGTAATAGACGGAAAATATGTCCCTTCAATTAGCGAGGAAGACTTCGTTGAGTTGGCAAACAAAATGGGTATCAGTGATATACTTGCTAAGACTTTATATGCAGATATCCTTGACAGAGCTAATGAAGCACGTGAGTCTGAATTCAATATGGCTAACGTTAGAAGCCAGTACGAAGAGAGAGTTAAGGAGAAGCCTTGGTATAAAGTAGTATTTAACCTGAATAATATCAGAACTGCTCTATTTGACAAGCAGTCGAACATCAAGAAAGCTATACTGAATTCTAGAGTATCAGGAGCTTATGATTACTTGGTAAACAAATCCGGTGCTAGTGCTCGCGCTAAGTATTTCGTAAACAAGGCTCATAGGGCTATATACTCTGGCCTCAATAAGTCAGACATTGACAACCTTGACGATATTATATTCCTCCGTCGTGTAATCGAAATCGATAAGTCTTTTGACGACAGAAGAGCAGCTATTGTTGATGAGCTAGCAACAGCTAACATTGAGCTAGAATACGCTCAGTACCGAGTTGACAATATGGCTAGCAACATCAGTGTAGATAAGAAAAACAAGCTCAGAGATGAACTTTCGAAAGCTAGTGCTGAAGTTGACAGGCTTACAAAGATGCTTGACGAGACTCAGCGTCCTATGCATACTATGGACCGCAAGTCTGGAGTTACCGCAAACAAAGAGGTGGCAGAAATAGAACTTCAGAAGATGTCTGAGAAGATTGGAAACTTCGAACTTTTGAACTCTAGAGCTGATGCATACTTTAACGAGTTCAGAAACATTCTAAATGACCTATATAAGAACGGCCTAATCACCAAGGAGCTTTACGATAAGATTAAAGACTTCGATTACTCACCAAGAGTTTTCTTGAATCACGCCTTTGATTTTGGTGACAATGATGTAGCTGTTCGCGACTATGGACTTACAGGTGACCAAGTTAAAAGAATCCGCGAAGGCAGTAACGATGATATTATTTTGGACTCTCAGTTCTTGCTATCGGCTTATGCGGCTTCTGCGTCATCTAGAATACTCAAGAACAGAGCAAATAAAGCGTTATTTGAGGCTGCTCTAGACCCGGCTAACAAAGAGTGGGTTAAGCCACAAGACCCAGATGGAAGCGCTTCAGTTGGTTTTGAAACTGTCTACTTCTACCAGAACGGAGAGCAATTTAAATTTCAGCTTCGTACTGACTTAAAGCGTGAGTGGGACGGAGCTAACAGATTGTTTGATTTAGGGCCTAATCTGAATAAGTGGATTAGCTATGCATCTGGTTCTGCACTACTTAAACTTTTAGCTACTAGAGCTAACCCACTGTTTATCGTAAGAAACTTCCCTCGTGACTTCGGACATATTTTGTTCTTTACCGATATATACGATAATCAAAACATTTATCTTGCATCGTACAACCTTATGCGTGACTTCTTCTCTGGAGTCAAATCATTTAAGGCTGACGACAAATACTTCCAGGAGTATATGGAGATGGGTGGCGGTATGGACTTCTTGTCAACTGATGGCCGCCCTGGTAGCCTTAAGTTAGATAAGAGTAGTATTGACAAGTTCGTAGATAAGATGTCTAGCATCGGTGAGCTTTCCGAGGTTGGATTCCGTGTCGCTGTCTACAAAAAGTTTAGAGATGAAGCTGCAGCTGAATATAAAAAGAAGAACGGAAGCGAGCCAAAAGGTGATGATTTAGAACTGATAAAGGCTCAAGCAGTAAATCGCGCCCGCTCTATAATTGACTTCGCTCAAGGTGGTAATCTAACGAAAGGTCTTGAGATAGTTAAGCCATACATTAACTCTGCGTTCCAAGGTTTCAGAGTTTCAGCAGATTACATAAAGAACAACCCGAAGAAGTTCGCTAGCAAGTTCCTTCAGGCTCAGGCTGGTATGTTTGTTCTTGCTATGATGAACGCACTAGTTGGTGGTGACGACTTAGACGATATACCTGAGGACGTTAAGCTCAGATACTTCATCATCTTCTTGCCTACCAAGTACACAGACGAGAAGGGTAAGGAGCGTAGGGCGTACATTAAGATTGCCAAGCCGCAGCAAATGGTTCCATTCTTCGCTATGATGGACATCGCAAATGGATACGCTATGGCTCAGGTACTTGGAGATAAGTATCTACCTTCAGATGACTTAATTGGATACGCAATTAAGGGAGTGACCAATGCACTGCCTACTGGAGCGTCTCTTTCAGAGATTACGTCATCCATACCGTTCCTTAGCGCCGCAATTACGTACCAGACCAACTATGACTCGTTCCGTAAGCGTGCCGTAACTATGGACTTCAACGAGGTTCTACCTATGGATGAAGGTATAAACGACCCGAACGTTGAGCGATTCTACAAGGTAATCGGCAAGGTGTTCGGTGAGACTCAGGAACTAGTTACCGGAGAGAAGAGCGGATTGTCTCCAGCTCGCTTGAAGGCAGCAACTGAGAAGGTAATAACAAGCCCGAGTTCGTCGTTGATGGTTGGAGCGGTCTATGGTATGCTTGACCTCATCACATCAGTTGTCCCTCTCGACAATGAGTTGTCGGCGCAGGAGAGCAAGGCTTCGGCTGCTAAGGTCGTGGATGCTTTAGGCAAGAATGGATTGTCTATCAGTAAGTCAATATGGGGCGAGACTAACCCAGACTGGAAGATTTACAACCAGAAGGAGGAGCTTATGAAGATAGACCAAGAGTCTGGAAGCAAGCGTATGAAGATTCGCGATGCCGCACAGGAGTTAGGTTTAGAGTATAAGGCCGCTCAGACTGAAGCTGAGAAGAAGGCAATCCTTGACAAGGCTAAGGCTACATCCGCTGACATAGCTAAGGAGGATAAGGTAGACGCTATGTACTACAGAGACTCGTTCCTTACGTCAGCGAAGAAGCGTGCGGCAGGTCAGAACGTAAACGAAATCATATACTCTAAGGACGAGGAGGCTAGAGCCAAGAAGGTCTACTTGCTTTACGGAGATATGAACGAGGAGGAACTGCTTGACCTTAGGAAGCAGATTTACAACGAGTCTGGCTACCGATTCAGCCCTAAGTTTAAGTACGAGTACGACAAACTACGGAGCGCTAAAAAGTAGTAAATTTGCTTATGTTCAATAAGTTATGTTTGATTTGTCTATCAGTCCTCTTGCTCAGTGGATGCTCAGCAGGATGGCATCTAAAGACAGCGGTCCGCAAGGACCCGTCGATTTTGAAGCCCACGGTTGTTACGATATGGGATACGATTGTGACTCCGCCGATTTATCTTACTGATACGGTATCGGTACCAACTGACGCGGATTCTTCGGTAATTGAGAACGATACGGTCCGTATTGTTATCACGAAGTATCAGGACAAACTTATTGTCAAGACGCAAGTAAAAGAGATAGAGGTCCCGGTCAGCGTTCAGGCTGAGTGTCCTCCTCAGATTGTTATGCCGGAGACTGGTATGGATAAGGTGAAGAATTACCTTATCGCACTACTTGCTTTCGGGCTAACTGTTATGATGTTCCTTTATAGATTCACACGATAATGGCAAAGCTAAAAGCTCAAACTGCTACGGTATTCCAAGCCAAGCCCAAAAAGAAGCGTCCAGGAGTGCACGCTAAAAACAAGACCTCAGTGCTCAAGTCTTCTAAGCTATACAAGAAGCCGAGCCGTGGGCAGGGCTAACAGAAAACACGAAGAGCCCCTACACGAGGGGCCTATCCGTTATTGTTCAGTAAAGCCAGTGGAGTGTCGCTCTAACTGCTCAGGAACCTGTAATGAAGCTAACCACACGCTCCCAAAAGGTAGGTGAGCTTGCCTCGTCTTCGAGTTCCTTCTTCCGCTTCTTGCGCCATTCTCTAGAGAACTCCGCATAGCAGAATTTGCAGGTTGAGTGACGAATACCTTCCTCCTTGTTCTTCCAAGCGAAGAACTCGTTGCGGTGTTCTACTCCACACTTGTTGCATTTCTTCATAGTGAAACAAAGGTAATTAACGTAGTCCACATATGCAATAGTACCCCCAACAGGAATCGAACCTGTAACCTACGCATTAGAAGTGCGTTGCTCTATCCAATTGAGCTATGGGGGCAAGTGCGCCTTGAAGGATTTGAACCTCCGACCAAGGGATTATGAGTCCCCTGCTCTAACCGCTGAGCTAAAGGCGCATACTCGTCTTTCCGAGTGGTCAGTCTTTGATATCCTTATTGCCTGTTGAATCAGGAAGCCTTGGTTTGTTGACAATTTGCCCAATTAAGGGAGGATACCCATCATTCCCGAAGACATCCGAGAAGCATCTTAAACAAACAAGGCACTATTTATCTTCGTCTTCGAACTCTGGGTAATGTTCGCCGGTGTTGCCGTTCTGTCCGATGATATTCATCCTCTTGTTCAGCTCCTCCTCTTCCTTTTCCCAGTCGAAGTCTCTATCGTAATTACTACAGGGACTAGCCATCACAACTAACACAATCAGGGTCCATAGCTCTCGTAGCGATATCGCCCCTCAGCACCGACTCTGTACGCATATAGTACAGCGTTTTGATGCCCTGATTCCACGCCTCCATATGGACTTGATTAATCCACTTAGGTGTGGCCTCAGTAGGGAACGCAAGGTTCAGGGATACAGACTGGTCGATGTACTGCTGACGAATTCCCGCCTGCTTAATCAAATCCAACTGATTTATCTCCTTGAACGTCTTATATACGTCCTTCACTGCTACAGGGTCAACCATAGGGTCAAGCTCGTTCTTGTGAACCAGTTTACCTTTCTGGTAGAACCACTCGTCCAGTGCGGCTATACCTTGAACTGAACCTCCGTCGGCGAGAATCTGGTCCCAAGTCTCCTTGTTGTTGATTCCTACTCGACGAAGCACACGCTCAAGCGTAGGGTTCTTTCTGATGAACGTACCCTTAGCCGACTGCTCAGTGAATACGTTAGCGGCCCACGGCTCGATTCCAGCACTTACGTTACCGCTCAGCTTACTATTTGATACAGTCGGAGCGATGGCACGAAGGTGCGTGTTACGCATACCGAATCCACGGCACCAAAGCGGCTCTCCGAACATCTTAGCCATATCACGGCTAGCACGTTCTGATTCCAGCTTAATCTGCGAGAAGATTCTACGCGTCTCAATCTGAGCCTGTAGGCCCTCAAATGGGATTCCACGTTGCTGCAAGTAGGTGTGCCATCCAAGTACGCCCAGGCCAAGTGCCCGTCCCTTTTCAGCGGAGCGAACCGAATTTTCGAAGCCCTTCATATTCTTGGCTTTCTGAATGAACTCCTCAAGCACGCCATCTAGAAACAACGTGGAGTAGTATACAACGTCTGTGTCCTTCCACTCGTCGTACTTAGCGAGGTTGAGTGAAGACAAACAGCAAACGAAACTGTGTGACTCGTCGGTATACAACGTAATCTCAGAGCAGATGTTGGTCATAAAGACTTTAAGTCCGTTATGCTTGTACATCTCCGGGTTCTGCTTGTTTACGTTGCCTCTGAACATAATGTACGGCTCTCCTGTAGCCTTACGCTTCTGTAGAACCTTAGCCCAGCGCTTACGAGCCTCATCGTCACCCTCTTCAAGCTTACGCATAAACTTATCCGATACGATGACTGATTGGTGCAGGTTGAGACACTGACGGTTAACGTCACCTTTAGGTTCACGAATCTCAATCCACTCCCAGAAGTCGCCGTGTTCGATGTTCAGGTTTACTGATGCCGCACCGCGACGAACGTTACCCTGAGACGTTGCTAGGATTGTCGAGTCATAAATCTTACAGAAGGGAACCACACCGTCGGTTGTTCCGTTGCTGTTGGAGATAGGAGAACCTGCCGGACGGAGCATATTCACTCCGATACCGACGCCGCCTCCGTGCTTCGCCAGCAACATAGTCTCGAGATTCTTCATTCCGATATCGTGGATGCTGTCACCAACGTCCACACCGAAACAAGAGATAGGCAGTCCACGGTCTGTTCCCATATTAGCTAATACGGGCGTGGCCAGACCGAGCCAGTTGTTCCAGATGAACTCATAGAACTTGTCCGTCAAATCAGGACGATTAAGACGATTAGCGGCCGCTCTAGCGACTCGCAGGTACGCATCCTTTGGCTTCTCATCGTTGATGAGGTAACCTCTGGATATCGTCTTTACGTACTCTTCGGTATTGCCCCACTCAGGGAAGTCAACTCCAACCTCCCATCCGAGGTGCTCCGCGAAATTCTTAGACATTTTCGATTTGAAATTTGATGTTAGACTTGATACGATTGTAGCGCTTTTTGTATCCAGCGTTCGTGTCAATCTGGTCCTGTACAACCTTAGTCGTAGTAGATATGGTTGAGTGGTCTCTATTTACCATCAGACCGATATCTTCTAGCGTCATAGACGAATGCTCACGCATAAGTTGAGTGAACACTTGTCTTGCCTCGCGGATGTGGGCCATACGAGTTTTGCTTTTGATTTGAGCGGCAGTTACGCCGTACTCTGCCTTGACCTCGCGGAATACGATGCCAGCAATTATGTTGTTATTCATAAAATTAGTTTTACCAAATGTCTTCAAAATCTTCACCTTCGTTAGCCTTCGAGTAGTCCGTAGGGCGGATAGCGAAGAAGTCAGTGTGCGTCAGTCCACCTGTGAGGTGATAAAACCAGTCCAGCTCTGCTGCCTTCTTGTTATCGAACTCAAAGATACTTTCGTACCCTAGCTCCTGCAACTTTTCGTTGGCTCTTTTCTTGATGAATTCCTTAAGGTCATCAGACTTCAAGTTCTCGAGGTCTCCCATCTCGAACATCTTCTCAATGAAGTTAATCTCCATCTCAACTGCTACTCGAGCCGCCTCCTCTACGCTCTTACGAACCTGAATGCGGATGGTTGGGTATTCCTCGCATAGGTGATTGAACAGTGCACATCCCATCTTAGAGTGCAACGATTCATCACGCACGCTCCACTTCATCTGCTGACCGATGCCCTTGAGTAGGTTACGCATCTGGAATGAGTATAGCACAGCGAACGATGAGTACAGAGATACACCCTCAGCGAATGCAGAGAACACGGCAATCGAGCGAGCCACATCCTCACGGCACTTCGGGCATACTGCCAGCATATTGTGGTCGTATCCAGCCTTAGTGTTTACTAGGTTCTCAAAACGTGCCGCGGTCGCAGGCTCGTGAAGGAACGCCTCGAAGTTCTCAAGTCCGAGTGTCTCATTGAGGTAGCTGTAAGCGGCGGCGTGGATTGTCTCCTGTGAGCCAAACATCATAGCCATCTGCTTAATCTCGTGCTTGGGGAACCAACGCGTCACCATACTTGTCCAGTAGTCGCCAACTGCCGTCTCTGTCTGAGCGAATCCTAGCAGGATATTCCCCACGAGGTTGCGTTCACTATCACTAAGATTCTCGCGAAAGTCCTTCACGTCGTTCTGCATTGATATCTCCGTATGGAGCCAGAAAGCCTGAGCCTGCTTCAACCAGCCCTCAGTGTAATAGATTGGATATTCGAATGGTTTGTAGGGGATGCGTTCTTCAAATAGCATAGCCTCTGGTTTTTACGTTAGACAAAAAAGGGCCACGCGAAGTGACCCAAAAGGAGTGCGAATATATGTTAGCTTATCTAAACTTCGCTTAGCAAAATAGACTTCACAAAAACATTTTCGTGCTTTAATATCTCACTCAATGGAGGTATCCAACCCTCGGCATTATCGTCTCCGGTTGAAGCGTTACCTACGACCTTAAACTCTGACGCCATACATAACGAGCATAGTTCTTCCCTTCGGAATACGTATGCCCTGTCATTGTCTTCCTTCATTATGTAGATATAATAGTCTGCTATAGAGGCAAGTATTCCGCTATCCATACCCTTGTTCGTATTTCGGAATTCAATGTATAGATTAGGTTCATTTGGCTTACCTCTCCGTTTGGCCCACCAATAAGCCTTCTCGTCATATTTGACTTCAAAGGTTACTACTCTGCCATCTTTTGTGGCCTCTATATCCCAATCGTAGAATGGAGCACCCGTAGGAGCATTCTTAACTGAGTACCCTTTAGATTTCATATAGTCAGCCCATAATGACTCACCATACTTTCCTGAAAGCCTCATTCGTTTACTTCCTTACAGGCTGCCTTGATTCCTTCGAGCTCAGCGCGAACCTTCAGTGTGAAGTTCGAACAGAGGTGTCTCACGAAATCCTCCTTCTCTACTGCGTTACCAGCATAGTCGTGCAACGCTTCGTATAGAATCGTAGCCTCCTGTTGGATTCTGTCGCAGGACAAGAAGTACATCTGTGATAGCTTCTTATTATCCATTCGTAATAATCTTTATTGCCTCATCTACTTGTGACTGATTCTTCACCAGGAACACCTTATAGTCGGACATATTGTTATCGTTTAGCCACTTAAGGAACAGCTTCCACCTAATAGTGAAGGTGTGCTGTGATGGTACGAAGCCTTTAGTTTCGATATAAAACTTCTGGCTATGAGAAACAAAATCAGGTTTATAGGTTATAGGAAGTAGTTTCCTAGAGCCTGCGTGTACAAGATTCTTCTTTTTTAGCACTGACTTATAGTATCCATCAACAGGGGCGAAGGAGGGAATCAGAGTTATCGACTCGCCTTCGTATTTGAATTCTAATCCGTTGGATTTCAAAGACGTATAGCAATACGATTCGAGCGTTGACGCGAACGTAATGCCGTCAATAGTCTTCTTCTTGCTCCTTACTGCGCCTGTTTTCTTGCGTGGCATTCTCAAATGTATAATTAGAATGCGTCATCTACACTACCAACCTCGAAATCCGTAGTCTGCAATTGCTGTACGGTGTTCTGAGCTTCGTGCAGTGGAGTGAACATCTTAGAGCCTGAACCTACGTGATAGAAGGCCGAGCCGTTATAGTTCATCTCAAATAGTATCGGACCGTCGAGAGGGGTCGGTGAACCTCCAGTCTCAGTCTCGCGAACCTTACGAACGTGAAACTCAACCGTCTTACGCATCGTCGGGTCAGGGTGTTGGATTTTTCTGTGGAACGTGAAGAAGTCATCAGCACGGTTCACAAACTTACCGCCACCCTCTGTCTGTTCTGCGAACGGAGCGATGGGTAGACCATCGTCACCCTTCATACGCTGAGCCTCAGTTACTGCGTGAGTGTTCAACCACAATGCCACGTTATGGGCATTGGAGAACGTAAGCATCTCACTCGTAGCCTCGTAATCGTATTCGTGTACGCCGAGCTTGCTTCCTGCTCCGATGTCACGACGAAGTGAGTTATATGGGTCAATAAAGATTCCATCAAGCTCCTGGTTACGCATCAGTTTCTCGGCAAACAATAATATGTCTGAGTATGAGTACACCGACTTGTTGTCGATGAACGTGAAGTGTTTATTCACCCACTCGAACGCCATCTTACGTTGCTGATAGTTCATCTGATTAACTGCCATCCCCATAGCGAAGGACATCAGTTTCATCTTCTGAGACGCGGTCTTGTTCTCACTCGTATACATCATCCACTTCCATCCGTGGCGCATAGCGGACACGACCTGAAGGTATGCTGCGAACGTAGTCTTGCCAATGTTTGAGTGACCATTGATGATTGAGAAGTTCTTCTTGAATCTGAAGTGCTCATCAAGTGCTGGAACACCGGTATCGAGACCCATCTTGATTCTACCCTCGGCGAAGTCGTTAATCCAACGGAAGTCCTCATCGTCCGATGATATGAATGACATATCACCGTCGTTGATTTTCATCTCTCGCTGGGCCTTGTCTCTCTCCTCGAGCAGTTCCTTGATGGGCATCTTACGGCCCTCCTGTATGCCATAGTCAATGGTCTGCTTGGCGTTCTCGACTGACTCGATATTCTTCTTTTGAATCTCACGAAGTAGGACGCGGTGAACCTCGTCTTCCTCCATACGGCCAATCTCAATGTATCCACCGCACAGCCTAGCCGCACGTAGCAGTACCGAATGCTTCTCGCCGTCTGCCGCCTTACGAATCATACGTACGGCGATATTCAGGTTGTCGTAATCAGTGACTACATCCTTAGGTGCCTCCACCTTCTGCGCTTCGGCACGCTCGGTCAACATATGACCGAAGACCTTAGCGTTCGGGTTTACGAGAACATCGGGGTCGTATGACTCGTAGCAGGCACGAGACTCGTTAACACCTGATGTATCAACTGATAGACCGTACTGGTTCTCGTAGTATTTGACTGCGGCACGGAAGTGGTCACGGTGACGCTCTGGGTTGCTGATTTGTATTACCGCCTTTACGCCATTGCCACTGGGTGACGTATAGCATATAAAGGTATACTCATCGTAGGCCAGTGACGCCTTTACGTTCTCTACATCTACGTGGTCGAAGTCTATTACGATTAGGCCGGAGTGTTCTTCGATTGCGCTATCGGAGCGCTCAGAAAAAATCCCCGACCATAAAATGACGGGGAGTCTCTTCTTGTTCTCAGAAACGTTTTCTCCGCTCCTAATCTTCGATATCAGGCCAGATGTACTTTCGTTTGGTGTTTGAGTCCGTCCAATAACTTGCTCCACTGACACTGAGTGTGGTGTCTTGGTTTCCGTTATGTTGGCGAACATTGTCACCTGCCTCTTCAGTAGATTCGGATTTAACATCTTTGAGTGCTATGTTTAAAAGAATTAGGTAACCAATCAAGTCATCTATAGTATCCGTAGTGTCTACATTGATGCCTCGATTCTTGATACGCATCAGTTTGTCATCTATACGTGAGCATAGATTCTCAACTGCTGAACCTTTGGCGAAGACGTTTGCAGGTTTGAGTGCGCTGTCTCCGTATGAGGCGTTCTTTCTGAGTAGTAGGTTCTTTACCCGGTCTGCCTCCTCTATAATCTTGTCTTTAGAACTCATCGTAGTATTTGTTATTGTCATATTCTTCACCAACCATATACACCCAAGCATCGAAGTCGCTGTTAAACATTGACTGGTCAGGCGTGAGTGCAATCTTTTCTCTTCGGTAGTATATTGGATGGCCTTCGAGTCTGTCTAAGGCCGCGAGTGTGGTGTCGTCTACGTAGTAAACATCTAGCATAACGTTCTTGCCTTCATCGTGTGAACCACGAATCATATACGGAAGCGATATCACGCATAGACGCATCGGGTCTTTTGTTTTAGCAGTACCCATATACACTGAGTCGCGCAGATAGATATTGTTTGACTTGCCGACCTTCAGCGTTCCGTAGACGGCGACAAGATGTTTCTTCTCTTGCCTATCAACGGTCTCTTGGCTATCGCCTGGGTCGTCCCAGTAGAGGAATTCATTCATACTGAATTTCGTTTTTAAGTTTATCAATGAAGTTGTTCATCCTGTCGATGAAGTTTTGTGTGATGGCAGTACGACCGTTCATAACGTTAATGACTGAGGTCCTACTTAATCTTAGGTTCTTAGCGACTGCCGTCTGACTCATACCGAACTCGTCGGTCAGTGTCCTTAGCATATCGAGAACCTCGTCTTGGTTATTTATTCGCGGCATATCCGACTATCTTTTTTTCATTAACCTTGGTTATCATAAACGACTTATCTCCCTTGTAACCAGCTCCGAAGATTCGTTCTCTCAAACTATCGGCGGTCTTCTCGTCGTACATCATAATGCCTGACGGCGTGTCGTACTTAGATACTGCCCACTCCTTACGCTTGAGGTTCTGCTTGCCCTTCTTGTACGACACCTCGATTTCTAGAAAATAAATTGGATGCATTGGTGAATTCCATTTCGGTTTTTGCTCTGATTACTTTTACCAAGTCGGTCGCTAATACGAACCACTTGTCGTGCATTACCTCGAGCAGACCCTTATTGTTTACCAACACAACGTTATTTCCTTTCTTCTCAGGGATTACAATCACAGAGAATTCGAAGTGCTCTGGGTTTGGTAGCGTGTCTAGCTCGATGCTCTTACCCGATATCTTACCGAAGATTATCTGAGTAGATACTGCGCCTCCCTTTCTTGAGGTGTGTGTGAAGAAGCGGGGCTGGGCGTTTAACAGCCCAAGACCCCACTCAAAACACAGCAACGCTGCGATTGCTTTCTCCATTGTTAGAACGGCAGGTCGTCGTTGCTAGCAACAGGAGCGGCCTTCTGTGAAGACGAGGCGTTAGCTTTACGCATATTAGTCTCCTGAGGAGTCTCGATTACGCTGTAAGGCTTCTTCGGGTCACGACCTGGCTTGATAAGAATCTTAACCTTACCAGAGTCTGGGTTGATGTTAGCTGCTGCTTCTTTAAGCTCAGCGGCGGTCAAGTAAAAGGTGTAACCATTGAATTCGCCTTTGTACTCGTTGTACCAGGTACTACCGAAGTAGTTGGGTTTTGTTTTCTCTTGCATAATACAATTGAATTAAAGTTCTCCGTAAATCACATATTGGTCGAGGTCTTCGCCGTTGATGAAGAAACGAATGTAATCATTCGCCGCCGTCTCAACTAACTGCTTACCTCTATTAAAGAAAGCCTCCGACACGGAGAAAACGCCGATGTCTTTCTTTATCTTATCCACCACGATGAACTTGAAGTTCTCGTATGGCACGTTGAATAACGTACAATAGATGTACGCCTGAGCTGCATATCCATATTTCTTAGCACTGAAGTAAAAGTCATCAATGTTTGATGTCGTCTTAAGGTCAAAGATGTACGGAACGCCTTTCTTCTTAATATCAGCCTTGGCACGGAACGGAAGTCCGTGTAGTAGACCAATCTCGGGAAGCTCGTAGTCGGCATCGGATAACGCCTCCTTTACGAAGTCATTCTTCATAAGGGATTGTACAACATAGTAGCAGTTGTCATAGTCCTTCCGAAGTAAGAGTTTCTTCCCGGTCCCCTCGTATTCCGACACAGCATTCTTCCAAATGTTGGTGGACTTTGAAGCGCACTCCACAGGGACGAAGTTGTCTTCGAGGTGTGGCTCCAATAGTAAAGTGTGAATCAAGTTACCTGCAACCAGCGCGGTAACATCTCCATCCTCTCCATATTTAAGATAACGAGCATACTCACGAGGAGAGTCGTTAATCTTCTTTAGGGATGAGGAAGACAGCGCCGCCTTCCCCAAGTACCCATAGTAGAAGTCATCGTCGACCATCGCGGCGAGCAGGTCATCCCTGTGCCACGTTGTGCCGTCAAGAAGTTTGATTTCCATTACTTCTTAACGAACTTCGACAATGCTGTCTTCTGACCTTCTGAGAACTGCTCACCGTACTTAGCTAAGATTTTCTCAAGTCCTGCCGGAGTGCCGTTCTTCTTCATAAAGTCAATCGCTGACTGAAACACATCGTTGTTAGGTATTGAAACATTTTTCGTCTCGGATGCAGGCATATCCTGCTTGGCGATGGCCATAGCCACCTCGTTTGACGAAGCGATTGATGTCTCGATACCGATTCCTAACATCGCTAGTGCGCGGCCAACTGCTGACGTTTCACAGTTCTCAACGTACGACGTCTTGTTAATCATAGACGACGTGCGGTCCTCCTGAGCGTGAGCGCTTGCAATGACCCGCATATTGGTATCTCTGATTGTTGACTTAACGATACAGGTCTCGCTGTCGATGGCGACGAGTTCGTTCTCGATTGTCCACCCTTCGTACTTGGACTCCTTGCGGAAGAAAAGGACGCGCTGATTTACTTCAACGTAATCCTTACCCTTGATGTTGGTGGTCTTGAATTTGTAATTGGACATAATGTTTGAATTGAATTACTTGACAAAAATAAACACTTTTTATCAGAAGTGCAAACTTTTATCGGGATTTATTTGAAATTAAAGAAGATGCCTCGGTCGAGCCATCCGATTGAAACGCCTGTTTCGTCCATCCAACCATCGTAATGAATCTCGATGAATGGAAACACGTGGAACGAACCACGATACTTAAATGGGTGTACTTTCATTTTTATTCGTACATTTAACATTAAATTAACATAAGATGCTAAAAATCAGATACTTACTTATCGCACTTGCCTTCGCAGTTACAGGTTGTTCTTCTCTTCAGCCTTTACCTTCTTACTCATCTTCTGCACCCTGTCACGTTGAGGGTTGTCGGAATATGTCAATACACGCTCATTACTCTTTCGAATAAGTTTGTCGCGCTTCTGAAGCATAGGGAAGTTGATTACTATCCACCGGTAAAACTCACGGCCATCAGAGTCGTTGAGTTTATCTTCAATCAGTTCGAGTGCCGTCTTCATTCCTTAATGAATACACCATTAACCGTCTGACCCTTGCGATTTGCAATCTCGTTGTACGCTGACTCCAGGCATTCCCAGGGGTTCAGTTCCAACTGATAGGCGAGAATTATGATAGTGACAAGCACGTCTCCGATTGCGTCAATCGTTTCGTCTTGCTTGCCCTTTGCGATTCCTGACGCAAGTTCTCCGACCTCCTCTACTACCTTCAGCATCTGCTTGGGTGCGTTTTCAGGTGCGGTGATTCCTCGTTTGATTGCCCAATCGACAATCTTTTCTTCAAGTTCTAGTGGATTCATTTTGATTCAGTATTTAAAGGTTTATATCCGATGTTGTATAGTGTATCTACGTCAGCGGCGGCCAACACCTCAACGCCACGCTGTATTGCGAGGAACGCTTCCTCTACGCTGTTGTCCATAGGCATATGCTTATACATATTGGACAGGAACGCCTCTACGTCTTTGGTTACGTTGTTGATTGAACGCTTTAGGTTGTGTCGATACACCCTTGTGTTCTTCAGTTCATCAAGCATCTCAAGGTAGACCTGTGATACTATCAGTAACTTGACGAGTTTATACTCGACTGAATTTTCCTCACTCATCTTTGGGTTGGGTTTCTAGAATTAAACTAAGTGCGTGGATATACCCCTCCCAATACTTGGCCTCGGTATCTCTACGGCTGTACAGGCAAACGTTTCGATTGTACTGAGCCTTCCTGTACTGCTCAAGTATTAGTCTCTGATTCTTCATTGGTTTTCTTTTTTTCGTCTATGCATTTCTTGCATAATAGTTCCCATCGGTTGGGCTGGTCTATGTGATACAAAAGGTCATCCCAAGACTCGCTCTCCTTACCGCAACCTTCGCAGTCGGGCGCAGGACCAAAGTCTTCGTCGATGTTCTTGTAGAACTCATTGAACGCCTCAAGATTATCGCCTTCGTTCCCGTTCATATTGTAGAAGTCAATGTAGTACGGACCAAGGTCCAACACGATTGACCACATACCTCTAGTGTAGTTGATGAATGATACACCAAACCCCCACTGTGAGTAATACTTACCTGTCTTAATCTTCATTTTCTTAGTTTATTCATTTGTTCTACAATAAATACTGGCGAGACCAACACCAGGAATACTCCTAGGATAGGCC